TTATTTCAGTTCGTCAAAATCAAACCACTCAATCTTATCGTAACACTCGTACAGAACTTCTATACGCTGTGTTCCGTCTCCTCTAGTGACAAGCCATACGTCATCACTCATCGCTCCATAGTGAAGAGCAGTAGGATTTACGCCACCTCCACTATATCGGAACATTACCCATTTTCTTAATGGTGGCTTCTCTTCCTTTAAGTCGTGCCATAATGATGCAGCATTCACGTAAGGAACGTTTTCTGTATCGCAATCAGTAACGCCAACCTTTTCTGTGCTGAATGTTACTCTATCTAATTCATTGTAATCAACCTCATCTTCATTGCTACAGATATAGAGGTAAATCTTCTTTGGTAAATTCTTTATTTTCATATCACTTAAATTTAATAATAAAAAACTCGGTATCAAGCCACTTGTCGGGACAAAGACCTTTTTTAGGCTTGCCGATGGTGATACTCTCAATCTCCTTTTCGATACGTGGACTATCCTTGCGATAGCCATTGATGAAGAGGACGTGGGTGTAAGGAATAGCCATGTAATATGGACTATTGATGCAATAGTGTGCCATTTTCGGGCTAATACTATCCCAGTTTTTTACGCAATGAGGGGGTATCTTTTCGTTGGTACAAGTATCTTCATTCCATAATAGGAAAAGGCGTTTTACCCAATATCCCTTAATCTCCCGATACTCCTCGGTCTTTTCGCCAGCAGCAATCATGTCAAACCATTGCTTGCTGACGGTGAGGGTTAGAACTTTCTTCTTATCCCAATCAGCGACAGCTTTCTTTAAGTACTTATCCATTGCCTTTGTTAATCTTTCCATAATAACTTAATAAAATTTGAAGACCTCATTGCATCTGTCAAGAAAGTCTTTTTTATTCTTGTAATATATGCCATTGCAGACATATCTAACAACCTTACTTCTCCATAAAGACTTACCATTTCTTACTTTGCTTTTTATAATCTTGGTAATCTTTGGTATGCAGTTACAAGTATCAGCGAATATTAATTGAAACTGGTCGGTTTCCATACTATAAGAATCATATAGACTCCACCTCGTCTTATCAAAATCTTCTTGAGTCATACACTACTTCTTTTCGTCTAACCATTTCATTATGTGACGATAGGCATCGTCTTTGTAACGTCTCATAAAATACTCTAAATTGTCTCTATTTTTGAGATAATCAGACAAATCACCTCGCCAATAACCATACAGATTACCGAGTAAAACACTTGACATTTCATTAATGCAACGCTTGATGAGTTTCTGTTGCTCCACATTCTTGTTGTAATGAAAGAGTGAATACGAAGCTCTTTTGAGCCATTTCCACCACTTTGAGGTGAACTTCTTTACCTCTATCTTTTCAGGAAGTTCCTCTCTTTTTGTGTGCATATCAATGAGCTTGTTATACTCTTCTATGCTAATTGTTATTTGTCTTTCCATACACTAATCCTTTTTATCGAATTTGTTACCAACTCTTTCTATCTTACCAATTTCCAGAACATGTGGAAGCAAATAAAGAGGTTCATTCTCGCTGGCTGCCATAAAAGCATAGTCCTCTTCTGACCAAAACACTTCGGCTGTAGGTTTATACCCTACGAAATGTATTAGGTCGTGCTCCCAAATTTCATTGCCTTTGCAGTCTTTCAGCCCTGTGAATTGGCAGACCGTTAAAGGGTCAACCTGATGTGCCTCATTTCTATTAAGTATTGATTCACTCTGCCTATCCTCGATGATGTAGGCATTACCACATTCGGCATAAAAGTAACCTTCAACCCACTTGCCATTGTCAAGACGTTTAGCCTTGAACTTAATTTTTTCTGCTTTCATAAGCTATAATTTTAAATCACTTGCACCATCAGCAATGCCAACACTATATCTCTCGACAAACTCAGCAGAGCGTGCTGCCATTCCTTTAATCATTGCCTTTTTATGTGAGACGTTACCAGTAGTTAAAACATCAGCTTCTTCGGCAATATTATTAAACCACTTGATGATTTTGTCTCGTAACTCATCCGTTATTACATATTCTTTCATACTTGTTCTCTTTTAAGTTCTACTGGCTCATCGCTCCAAGATAACTCTCTTCCGATGAGCTTCTTGATGCTTCCTTTAGGTAGCTCTACAGGTTCATCTTGCCAACTTCCTTCCATATCACCTTCCCAAGAATCTTTGTAATATCCTGCACGATGTGGCTTAAAGTTAAAAACAAGTTCTTCTTCGTGTTTACTAACACATACCCACGCCATAACTATTTAACTTTAACGTTATACACTCCATTAATGACCTCCACCTCATAGCAATCAGGACAATAATGTTTGCCATCTATCATTTCCCAATCAGAGTAGTCACCAATATCAACTTCTTTGTTACTGAATAGTGCAGAGCAAGTATCTGTACCGCCAAATACTTCTCCGCATCTATCGCAAACAATCTGATACATTGTAATCGGTCTATACATAAGCTATTCCTCCTCTAAAAATCCAAAGACCGCTCCGTCGTCAAAGGTAAATCTTTTCATAATTTTATCCGAATTAAAGCCACCGATACAATTTATATCTATATTTTCTTCGCTAATAATAAGAGTAATTAAGGAACGACTTCCATCTTCCTTAGACTTTATCCACCCGAACGGCTGATGCTTCTTCATCTCAGTCCAACATTCTTCTACATTGGCAAAAGGGCGGTACTTTGCTTCCGCCTTACTGTCTGGCTTGATACGATATTCAATATTTCCCCAAAACTCAATCTCCTTCATTTCCGTCCAATCATTCGGAACATCTGAACCTTCTATGAAACTTGGTTTGGTTCTACACTCAATTATCCTTCCTTCTGCAAAAGCTTGCATAATAGGATAAAATTCTTTAGCTTGATTTCTGTCCATAATTTAGTTCTCCATTATAATTCTTCATACATTTTTTGATGTCGTTCTAAACTCTTTGTAAGTCTCTCAATAGCCATATCTTTCAATTCTTTGAAAGATATAAACATAGCAATAGATGTTTTTACATATCCATTATATCCTAATCCGTTAGACAATGTGATAGTTTCTTCTGTTGCATCTACTGCTTCCTTCCAATACTTAAGAGCCTTCTTGTCTTTTTCAATTAAACTTCTTAAGTTTGTAGCTTTGTTATAAATTTCTTCTGTCATATCAATCCTCCAACTCTTTTAAAATTAGTTTTACTTGTTCATATATAGGCGCATCCCAACCTTCATCTAACGCTTTGCCATCAGAAGAAGTATGATACCTATTGACGTAATCAAAGATTGCGTTGCAAAAGAAATCATCACTTGTACCCTCGCTAGATTCTTCATCACAGAAACCTTCATAGCTTAGAAGGTCTACACATTCCTTGTGCATACAGGTTGCAGACCTGTATTCTGGTACAAACTGACGAATATATTTATGTCCTACTTCTATTTCACAACCACACATATAACATTTGTGAGGTTTGCGTGCTTTACGCTCTGAGTTCATAAAATCCATAATTATTCATCTTTTGGGTCAACGAATGGTAGCCAGTATTCTACATCAGGAATATTCCATCCGTTGTAGTCTTTGGCTATCTTTTTATCTACTATATGTCCGAAACATATTTCACCATCTGTAGTGAGTACTACAGCTTCTTTATCTACTGGTGGAAGTCTATCCTTGACAGAAACCCATACGGGAGACACTTGCTTTGGTCTTCTTTCTTGTATGTTAGCAACCATTTTGGCAAGTGCATCTTCTTGGTCTGTATCATACATAACCTTAAACATTTCTGTTATAAGGCTTATATGAGATTCATCAGGAACTCTATCACGGAATGCTTCTAACATAAAATTATATAATTCTTTATTTGACAACTTGCAGATTAAGCTATCCAAGTCTATTGTTGCATATACGCTCATATTATTTATCCTCCTTTTTTCTGTTTCTTTCTATATGCTTTAGTTGCGCAATACTTATATTGCCATATCGTTTATACATACCTTGGAGATATACAATATAGCTAGCTAATGTTATTTTATCTACATCCATATTCTCTTCTTTTTACCCTCTCCTGTAAAAGGGAGAGGGCGGTTAATTAATCTTTTTTCGGCTTAATACCCCATGCAAGGCATCCAAATCTAACATCAGTACTAATGTTTGAGCCATTAAAAACTCTCTCTTCTCCTCCAATAGACGTTAGGGTAATACCTATAGGCAATGAAGGATAGAGATATAGCGGAATCAAACGAAGTCCAAGAGTATTTTTCTCGTTGGCAACCTTCTTATCAAATTCCTCTTTTGTAAGATGTCCCTTGTCTAATTCAGATTGTAAACAAGAAATTTCTTCCTCAACATCTTCTTCGGATTGCCAACTTCCAAAATGCAAAGCCTTACACTGGCTTTCCGTAAGAGTATTCCAATCAATATCTTTCTTAAACTGTTCTTGAACTTTTTGCCAAGCAGCATTGAGACTTTCCTTTTTAAATTCTTCGTCCCACTTTTTATATACTTGAGTACACGCAATTTGATTTGCGAGCCATTTCAAAGTATTATTAACTTTGTCTTCTAATAAAATTTGTTCCATATTACTTCTATTTATGCCCGAAGGCGGTTAAACACTATTTTCCTTGATGTATAAACTGGCTTAAATCCACCTCCTCGTGAATAAGGACGTTTACAGCCTTTAAACCATCTATGAGAAGTTCCAACTGTTTTTTGTCGATAAAGAACAATTTTCTTGCTATCTTCCCATCTTCGTAAGCACCAAGAAGAACTCTATCGTCTTCAACTTCTATGTTTATAAATGGGTTCTTCTTTGACGTTATATCCAAGCTATATTTACCCATACATGCACCTCTATTTATGTCCGAAGACGTTAAACATCAAATCTTTCTGTCTTGATGAGTTATTATCTCACATTCATTTCCTCTACGATTCCAATAACCACATTGGTAGCATTTTCTTCCATAGAAAGGACAATGATGGTTTACTTGTGTTGCTATGCTCATACCTACACCTCCATTTCTGAGTTAAGTCCTAGACCGAAGAGAAGATGTTGAAGTTGATGAACATACTTAATGTATGCAATTTGTGTACATACATGGTTGTTAGTAAACGGATATACATCAAACTCATCACCGATACCTTTTTCTATGTAGATAGGAAAATATCCATATTCTTCAATATCGGGTTTTGTGTATACCCAATGACTATTACTTATTCCTCTGCTCATCACTTCTTTCACCCATCCGTTCTTCTCTAGAATCTCTGTAGTAAGAGGAATATCCTTGGCGAACTCTTTACATAAAGTACCACTAATATCATCACTAACAGCTTTAAAGCAATAACCATACTTAGAAGTATTGGTTATCTCTGCTATAAATTCGAGACCTCCGACCTTGTATTTTACCAAGTCACCAATAATATATTTCTGTGCCATACGCTTTAATCTTTGTTATTAATGAAATCCTCATACTCGCCTATCGTGACTTCCTTGAAATCGGAGTTGCATTTCTCTGCTCGGATGCCATCATCGAAGAAGGCAAAAATGCGGTCTTTGCAGCGGAGAAGCTGAGTGATGGAGATAGAGTTACCTTGAGAACCCCCTATGCTCAACTCCTTCAATATCTTGAAATGATTGGTTACAGCTTTATAGGAGACAAGTACGGCGGCGATAGCCTTACCCTGCTTGTATCGCTTGTTAGGCGCTACGCCAACGTAACGACCATCATTAAACAACTGGCTATCTACCTCTCGCCATACCTTCTTATCCAGCATTTCATATTGCGCAGTCGGCAACCAGATGGCGGTTATCTCATACTCTCGCAGCAGACTGCGGTTAGGTTGATAACCTTGCCACTTTTCAAACTCGAAGCCTACGGCTTCTTCCACTCTTTTAATGTAGGCTTGATACTCTTTTTCTTCAGCTTCGAGAATGCCTTTAATGTATTCGTAAGCCTTACTTCCCTGTTTTGCTTCGTACAACATACGCTTTATATTTAAACTTTAATACATGAATGAACTCATAGATGATGCATCATTGAAGCATTCCTCTACTTCATCCTCTCCATACAAACCACTCATAGGGTCATTATAATCACTTTCTGACATAACTCTTTGAAGACTACTCAAAGAGTCATAATTACCTTTTCTAGGGGCACTAGCAGGTATTTGGTCATACTCTTTGTTATCATACCTTTCTCGGAAGATTTTAACAAGCTTATGGTCGCTATACCCTTTTAGTATGCCAAAGAAGCCTTCACGAGAAACAAAAGGTGTCTTTATACCTTTATCTTTGATATGCTTCTTTAAGTCTTCCTTATTGTACACGAAATTAGTCGAACCTTCGGCTTTTGCCTTTGCTACGGCATCAAAGCATTCTTGCTCTAGCTCATTCAACTTGAACTGGGTATTCTCTAGTAGCCAAAGGATATAACCTGTATGGGCTATAGCGATACCACAGATTTCTTTTCCTTTGTACTTACCGAACCTAAACTTTCTAAACTCCATACGCTTTACTCCTTTACTTCTTTAAAGATTACACTTTTATGGTCTGAACGTATTTTGATGCTACAAGGGTATTTGCGCCATGCTTCGCAATAAAACATCTTACTATCAAAGAAGCACCCTTTGCAAGATTCTTTATCAGTCTCGGTAACTTCAAGAGTTACTCTTTCTCCAACTTTAAGCTCTGCCATATTTAATTTCCTCCTAATTCAATATAAACTTTTTCCAATACTTCTAACGGATAGTCATTCAGATTGAGATTATGTATTCTATGAATGATAATTCGTCTACGGTATTCTAGTTTTATTGCCTTTATCTGCTCCTCATCTTTAGGAATTTCAATTCTACGAGAGAAGATATAAGATTCTCCAGATGCAAATCCGTCAGACTTTCGGTATTTAATATTGTTTACAACGACCAAAGTTTTTGTTACTCTTTCAACAATAGCAATTCTGCTATTGTCGTATTTGTCGTAAGCAACAACCTCATCACCAACAACCAAATCTTTAAGCTCTTTCATTACTCTCCTCCTTCTTTTGGTAGTATGTCAGATAAATAAGCCCACTTGATGATTTGACATCTGCTAATCGAATGTCTCCAAGATTCCTCATTCCAAAGAATGGATTCTTTAAACTGTAGATAAGCATCGTTATCAAAACCAAGTGTAATAATATCGCTCTTGCTCTTATCTGGCTCATCTGTATTTGGATGCCACAAGTCCTTCAAGAACTCATTGATAGCCCACTTAGCACCATGTCTAAACCCCTCTGCTATAAACGGAGCATCCTGTGAAGCAGGATATCTATTGTTGCAATAATATCTTGCAGCATCTTCTATTTTTTTATCATCTATCATAATCTACCCTTTCTTTTTCTAAGTTGATTCTTTCTACGCATTCTTCTTTGCGTCTTACCATCTTGTATATCTTCACACTTTAAGTGTGATTGACAATACCAAGGTATGCAATTCGTTAAATCCTCATTGACCATAATTAGTCCTCCTCTTTTTTGTTATCAGTAATCAACTTGCGTAATTGAGATATAACCTCATCTACGTTCTTATCATGTGCTCCTTCGTAAAGTCCGAGACGAAGCATAATGATGTTTAGTACAGGGTCGTTAATCTCAATAGCCCTTTCTGTGAGTACATTAAGTACTTGTGCTAGAATCCTAAAAGATGCAGCATAAGGAACATTAGTTGAACACTCAGAAATTTCTTTCAAAAACCTTGGTATATCAACCTTCCATGCCATATCGTCCATAACATAGTTCTGAACATTCTTGCTTTTGATTTCCTTCATACCTAGCCCTCCACGTCTTTAGTTGTACCTAACAATGATTCATTGCCGATGTAAGGAATGCAATATACCCAATTAGCATAAACGCAATGGTAATATTCATCTTTGTCTATATAACCCAACAAATTTGCACGCCACTTATCTGATTTACTATCTCTAACCAACACCTTATCGAATGGTTTCAGCTCAACCTTCGGTTTCAAATTAACAACTTCTTTCTTCTCAGCATCCCAGCGTTTGCCTTTCTTGGATAAAGCATCAAAGAGTTGCTGCTTCTCGGAGTCAGTAGCCAGGCGGAGGCTATAATGAACTTTTGTATTACCATATTCATCTAAAGTATATTTATCGTCAACATTATAGAAAGCATAGTAAAAAGCTCTTTCGTCTCCATCTTTATATTCACTTCTTAAGATGAAAATACAATTTGCAAAAAGTTCACTTTTAATTCCTTTCATAAACACAATATCTCCATCCTTGAACTCAGGCTGAGGTTTCTCTACTTCCAAGGTCTCACGATTGAGCTTACCGCCCAAACGTTCCTCGATAGTTTTGATGTAAGTCTGAGTAGCATCCTTATCTTCGAGAGTGTAATCACTCGTTGCAATACCATCTTCAGCCACAAGATATATATCCATTCCATTTGAAAGGACTTCAAATCCGTGCTTTGCCTTAAATAAGGCATAGGTATCATCTGTGAATCCGTTAAAGAAGACTTCTTTCTTACCATCATTACTGATAAGTACATCGCCCTTCTTCCAGGCGAACTTACTCCAGTCACGCATCTCCTTAGAAGGAAGGAGAATCCGTAAACCATCAGAACATCCTCTTACAGTACCAAATTCGGAATAGCCACGATGGCAAGTAGTATTATTATCAGTCTCATTTATACACCAAACTACTGTTTCAGTATCTGTAGTACTGATTGTATCTGACTCTACATCTATGTTATATAACCAGTCATATAACTTAGTTCCTTGCGGCTTATCCTTAAGGATTTCCGCTATATTTATCTTTTCTTCCATAATCATTAACTTGCTTTATAAAAATTGAACCACACCTTGTTGCTCTGCTTATCCTTATAAACAATTGCTGTAGCCATAATCTTAATTTCTCATTATGTGACATTTGATAACCTTGTGAACCATATCTGGCTGCGATTCATTAAAACTATTAATAATCTGACGCTCCATTTCCTTTGGAAAGATGGGCTTTGTCGGCTTCGGCATAGTGAGGACGGCTTGAATCTTTGCCCCCCCATCTAAGGTAAGCAGACATCTGCGAGTAATTTTCTCAAATAACATTTTCGTATCTCCTATTATTTAAACGTTAAACAAAATCTTAGTTTTTTATAATCTAATTATATACCATACCAGCGAAGCGAGCCGAAGGCGAGCCAGCCTTAACCTCATAAGTATTAGCATACACCCTACAGATAACCCCTCCCTTGATATAAGTATAGTTATTGAGTATCATATCCTTTATGTAGTCAATAGAGGATAAAAAACGCTTTTCTATGTTTCTATATTTGCTTAAAATCTCATTTTTGACCGCAAACTTTACTAAATCAAAGGCTTTCTGTACGCTCACGCTTAATATCTCAGCTATATACTTATATGATATACCATTCTCTCTGAACTTATCGCCGTAGCCAAAACGATTACAAGCCTTCTTAGCCGCCTTCAACTCTTTCAAGCCTTTAGGGTACTTAGTCTGCTGAATCATTTGCTTTGCGTAGTTCTTTCGATTCTGTACATCAATGATAAGCATAGCAGATAAGGTATCTTCTATGAACTTTACATTCTGTGCATAGGCATTCTTTTTAGAATCATTCCTTGAAATAAACTCGATATTAGGAACGAGGACGTTCCTGTGAGAGGTATGACTTTTTAGAGACTTGAAGACGAGACAACGATTATTCTTGCCCGTGAACTCAACCAAGCCCAGAGCCTTCAAGGTATCAATACGCTTACGGACAGCACAGGCACTTACTCCCGTGATTTCGTGAAGCTTATTGATGCTCCATCTTTGCACGGCAGAAGACTTGACCCTTGTCTTGATGAAAAGGGAAAATGCGATTGCCTTCCTCAGTTCGGGATTGCAATACATATCGTTCAATATCTTTCTGCGTATCTCCATTTTACAGATGCTTTAAAAAGTCAAGAGCAGCAAAGAAATGGGGATTCTCTGCTGCTCCGTATTTAGTAGCCTTGCGGCTCACGTAAATCCAAACTCTTACACGTTAGAAAGCTCCCCATAAGCTCGCTAAGTGATAGTGTTCTTTCTGAAACACACCGCAAAATTAATAAAAATCTGTGAAACTACCAAACTTTCTATTAATAAATTTAAAATAATTAATAGTTTCTATTCGCTATTTAATAGATTTTTATAACTTTGCATCATATTTTCTATTAGTAACCAAATAATAAGTAATAGCGTATGATATACAATCAGTATCAGCAGTACGAAATCTCCGACCGCATCATGCAAGCGGTATGTGAGGTAGGCAAGGTTACCTTCATGGAACTCTGCTCTACGGTGAAGACCGTCAAACTCAACACCCTTAGAGGACTATACTGTCTCATAAGCCGTGATTATTGCATTCACCCCGACCGCTCGGCTCGCCTACTCTGCCGCACCAGAGCAAACGTTATCAACCAAGCACGAAAGTATATGCAATACGTTCAGTCAAAGGATAAGTACACCTTATCTATATATAACCAAATCGTTGAACTCTTAAAAAGCAACAAAAAATGAAAAGAACAGATTATGAGCTTACCCTGCCCGACCAGCTCTTCCCAACGGACAATGACCTAGAGATTCCGACACTCGATATGGATATGCAAGCCAAGGAGTGTCAGTCACCCTTCCTTTGCTTCGGCGAACAGAAGAGAACCTTTAACCTCAATGGCGAAGGCTCTTTGCACTTCTATACCGATGATTACCGCTTCTCAGCTATCTACGAGCACCCTGAGAAGATATTGCAGCATCACCCTGCCGTTATCGTTGAGCCGAACTTCTCCCTATATAATGAAATGCCCGTATCTTTCGGCTTGCAGGCTATCTACAAGAAACGTTGGATTGCCCGTTGTATGCAAGGTAAGGGTATCGGTATCTTCGTTGACCTCAACGTGGCGCAGAAGTTCTATCGCCTCAATATGATTGGCGTACCTCGTGGATGGCGTGCCTTCGCTACCCGTGGATATTCGGATAGACTGAATAACCTCGCCTTTGAGTATTCAATCGCTAGCGATTGGGCAGAGGGCAAAGAGCCGCTATTTGTTATCTACGGCGGCGGTGCTGAGTGTCGGCGGTTCGCCCAGACCCATAGAGGTTGCATCTACATCAACCCCGTTGTCACTACCAAGAAGCAGCTTGCCGCCTTGCAGAAGATTCACGAAGGTGTTGCCTTCATCGGTGAAGAGTTCTCTGTTAAGGCGCAGCTCGATAAGCTCACCCCTTTCTCCAAGCAGATTGAGGACTTCCGAGCAGATAACGTCTCTAAACAGATTGAGGAAAAGTAAGATTGTTTATGCGAGATATGGCATTTATTTGCTGTATCTCGCTTTCTTTTGTATCTTTGCATCAGCAAAACGGAAATTGTGGAATATAGGTTCTGAGGTGTCATAACTATATGTATTGGTTAAGATTTGGTTAATTGAAAATAATAGTTAGTTTTTAGTCTATAAGCAGCCGCCTGTGATAGGTAGCTGCTTTTCTTATATATAATAGGTATAAGAATCTAAGAGAAGCCTAAAAATGTCTTAATATAATCATAAGAATCAACTATTTTATATTAATTCCTATTAAATTATTAATATTGTTTCAGAAAACTGTTGGTGGTTTGAGATATTTTTATTAATTTTGCGAATGTAAATAAGAAACAAGAAGTTTAATAATTTAAAAATAGGAGATACGACAATGAAAAAGTTTAATATGTATAAGTTTGGTAACGAGGCTGTTAATAAGCAGTATAAGGAGTTCTTGGCAAAGTTAGATAAGAAGAACTATACTTATGTCTTCTATCAGAACTTGATGATAGAACTTAAAAACGGCACATGGGTTACCCTGAATATTGATTTCAATTCTGATATTGTTAGATTTGAAGCTTGCGTAGTGGTAAATCACAAAGCAATAAAGAATATCAAGGGAGGGGATTTATATACCGCAAAGAACCCTACGTTTTTCTACGCTGATTCATTGAATAAAGCATTCGATGAGTTAGAGCATAAATACGGGAATGACAATAATTAATAGTTTAATAATAATAGGAGATACAACAATGAAGTACATCAAATTAGTAGTCAGCAAGATTGATAGCAAAGAAGCTACAAGAAGAATCAATACAAATACCTTTCTCAAAGGTAACATTGATTGCGAAGGTGTTAATGCTAATAATCAGTTAGAATGGGTATCATGTGATTCCTTTGATATAACAGAGCAGTCAGATAGAGACAATATCGAGAAGATTGAAAGCGAAATCGTTACCACGCTCGGCGGTCTTCAGTATGAAAGCTCTGTTGAAGAAGAGCTTTTCGTTGACCCGATGGGCTCGTTGGCGCAATATCTTTAAGGTAGAATTGTTTATTCAGCAGAAAGTTGCAAAAGCTGGAAAGATTAAATAATAACTTCAAAGGCTACTCATTATATGGGTAGCTTTTTTATTTGTTTACACACAATCTATTATTTTCTATTAAAACCCGAATAATCTCCGTAACTTTGCAAATAATAATTATTAAATGGTAAAGTTATGGCAAGAGAAAAGAAAATATCTCAGACCGCAGCTACCGCAAAGGAAGAGCTGTTTAATAAGCTTGGTATTCGTCAGAATATAGACATCACCAAGCTTGAATATAACGAAGGGCAGATTGAAGGTTTGTCGAAAAACCCTCGATGGTTACATGATGATGAAAGTAAAAAATTAAAGAAGTCTTTAATAGATAGCCCTGAGTTTTTGGAGTATAAACCATTAATGGTTTATGCTATGGATAACGGCAAATATGTCACAATTTGTGGAAATATGAGACTTCGTGTCGCCAACGAGCTTCGCCTTGATGGTCATTCCGAGTTCGATACCATCCCTTGCGTTGTCCTCAAAGCTGATACCCCAATTCAGAAAATCAAGGAGTATGCTATCAAGGATAACGTGCAAGCTGGTAATTGGGATTGGGATGAGCTTGCCAATGGCGAATGGGAGATTGAAGACCTTGATGATTGGGGCGTAAATACATCTTTCCTTAATGCAGGCGAATCAGATGCCGATACCCTTGATGGTCTTTTCGATACAGAAGACGATAAAGAAGAGAAAACTAAGGATTTGAAAATCACCATCACTATTGATGCTTCATTTGCAGAAAAGGCAGATGAAATCAAAGAAAAGATTACTGAATCTCTAGGTGATGAGTATGGTACATTGAAAATTAAGTAATATGAAGAGAAAGGTTCTTACATATAATGCAATAGAGGGTTTCCATCGTTACCCTAATGCACCCGAGTTTTGTACTTATCTGAGTGCAAGACACAGACATATCTTTGTTATTCGTTGCGAATTTGAGGTATCTCATAATGAACGTGAGATTGAAATCAATGAGCAGCAGCACGTAATAGAAAAGATGCTCACTAAGAGATTTGGTTCGCCTTGTGAGTTCGGTGATATGTCTTGCGAGACGATTGCTGAATTAATTATGAAGGAATATAAAAGCTGCACCAAGGCAGAGGTAAAGGAGGATGATTATGGAGGTGCTTCATTGTCCCGATAATATTAAGGTTCATTTTGCTGGTTGCGAGGTGCAAAACCAGTTTCTTGGAGTAAGGGAGCTTGGAGTAAGATATTCTCTATACACAGCTTTCCCTTTCGTTGAGAGAATGATTTTCGGCAAGGGTAAATCTCCTATAATGCCATTGAGAACTATGACAAATCCAAGTATAGAGATACCTCGACTTTGTGCCAAGGTTTCTAAGCACTGCATACAGGATAGTGGACTATTTACCCTTATGTTCGGTTCTATGGCAGGCAAACATGATGAAAATATCATCTACAAATGGTATGATAAATTAGTTGAATTTACGCTTGCTCATAATAATGAAGCAACTTGCGTTGAGGTCGATTGCCAAAAGGTTCTCGGAACAGAAGCGGCATGGGATTTAAGATATAAGCTAAGAAATGACTTGCCGAATAATAGAATAATAAATGTATTCCATTTAGAGGATGGAATGAATGGCTTGGATAGATTGATAGAGTTTTCCGAGTATATAGCTATATCTGTTCCTGAATTAAGAAAGTTTGGCAAAAAGAACTATGTATATAATATAGCTTCTTATATTAAAAAGAAAAAGCCGACTATTGATATTCATTTGCTTGGATGTACAGAACTAAAGATTCTACAACAATGTAATTTCTGTACCTCGGCAGATAGTACGACTTATATTGCAGGTAAGAGATTCGGATTCATAAAAGGACATCATATCAGTTCTCTCAACAAAAGTAAATGTATTGAATTGGTTGGTGAGAAGAAGTATAAAAAAATAAACGAATACAATAATGAACAAAATACTAATTTTTTGTGTGCTTCGATAGAACTTCTAAAAAAGGACTATCAAAAATACGCAGGAAATCAAGATTATTTGCCGTATGAAAAAGACTAATGAGAATTTATTGATGATATATGTCATCTTTGTTATAAGTATTGTGGTTGCAAATATTGTGGGCTGCAAGGTGATTGATACAGGGTGGAGTCTATTTGGCATTCCTTTGGCGTTGTCGGGTGGAGCTATCACTTATGCCTTTACTTTCCTTTGTACTGATATTATAGGGGAGATTTGGGGTAAGAAAGAGGCTAACAGAGCTGTACGCTATGGCTTTGTAGGTCAGTTATTTGCTATTGCATTGATTATCGCAACACAATATACACCTACAAATGATGTATCTATGCAAAAGGCTTATGAAACATTATTGGGGCAGTCTCCTATGTTTGTTTTGGGTTCTCTTTGCGCATATACGTGTTCACAGACGTGGGATGTGTATATATTCCATAAGATAAGAAACAAGTTCATATATCGCAAGAATGGCACGAAATACAGATGGATATGGAATAATGCTTCTACTTGCACATCACAGATATTTGATACTGCAATCTATGCCATTGTTGCATTCGGAATTGGTATGGGGTGGTTTTGGAAAGAAGGAGGTCTATCAATGTTGATAGGTATCATCATCGGACAATATCTTCTTAAATTCTGCCTCGCCATCTGTGATACACCATTCTTCTATTGGTTCACAAGAAAGGAGGAGGTAAATGTCTAAAGCAAGCGGAGGTACACGAAATTATTCAGGTAATCCTAAGACGATGGCTAAGAGAGAATCAGAATTTCAAGCCATCGTCTCTACGGGCAACTATAAAGATAGCTACTTCGATAAAAGCGGCGGTTACTATGTGGTACATAAACATCATAATGAAATTGCTGACCCGAACACCAATAAGGAAATGTATGCCGCAGAAGTTCTTGCAAAAAAGGGCTATCGTATATATTTAATGAGCGAAATGTCGTATATAACGGGAGCGAAAAAGTCTGATGGCTTCAAAGAGCATGCCGTGATGGATATGAAAACCATCAACTCGGCGAGTGCCTATAAGGTAGAGAATGCATTGAAGAGTGCTGCAAAGCAAGGGGCAGAGGTTGCTATCCTCATACAGAATAACAAGGCTATGACAAAGGAATATGTCAAAGACCAAATTTCTATGTATCTCACTCATGCAAAAGGAAATGAAAGAGGCAACTTAAAAGAAGTTATTGTTGTTGGCTTATCAGGCAATGTTCATCGCCATAAGCTTTGATAAAAACAGCAAAGCAGGTACACCTCTTTGCCTTTGAAGAATAAGCGTGAAATCGAGCAGCCAGTGTACTGACCCACCCGATTTATTCTTCTCGGTCGCAAAATTAAGAATAAAAAATGAAATAACAAAATAAAAGAAAGGAAAATTATGTATTATGTTTCAAAAAGAATGGAGATTGCTGCTTGCCATAAGCTGAATCTCTCTTATGAAAGCAAATGTGCCAACCTTCATGGGCATAATTGGGTTATTACTGTCTATTGCAAGGCTAAGAAGCTGAACGAGGATGGTATGGTGATGGATTTTAAGCATCTTAAACAGAAGATTCATGGTTATCTCGACCACGGAAATCTTAATGAGCTTTTGCCTTTCAATCCTACCGCTGAGAATATTGCGAAGTGGGTTACTGAGCAGTTCCCAGAGTGCTACAAGGCAAAGGTACAGGAGAGTGAAGGCAATATCGCCGTTTATTGTGATGATAATAAGATTGACGGAAAGGAGGCACTCTAATGGCTAAGTACAAGGTAAACGAAATCTTCTACTCTATCCAAGGTGAGGGAAGACATGCAGGCAGAGCGGCTATCTTTGTCCGCTTCTCGGGTTGTAATTTAAAGTGTCCTTTCTGTGATACTGATTTTAAGAAGTATGAGGAAATGGGGGCTATTGATATTCTGAATAAGATTCAGTTGCTCTCACCTGATTGCAAGTTCGTTGTCTTTACGGGCGGTGAGCCTACATTACAGGTGAATGAGAAGCTTACTACCCTTCTCCAAAATTGGGGCTATTATATTGCTATGGAGACCAACGGAACGCACAAAATTCCTGGTGGTATCAACTGGGTTACATGCTCTCCTAAGTGCTTATTCGTTAAGGGCGCAGAACCTATCATTAAGGTTGCTACTGAGGTGAAGGTTGTCTTTGATGGCGAGCATGAGATTACCGATTGTGGTATTGATGCAGATTACTACTACGTTCAGCCTTGTGATACGGGTGATGCAAAAAAGAATGCCGAGATTCTGAAACAGACAGTTGCTTTCGTAGAGGCTAACCCTAAATGGCGACTTTCTTTACAGCAGCAAAAGATTCTCAACGTGAAATAAATCATTTCGCCTATGAGCAAGAATAAAAAGAAGACCCAAACAAAGTATCGTCCTATCTGCTTTTACTGCGGGGGGGGGGGAACTTTGTTGGGATTCATCAGGTGACCGCAGCTTGGATGATGATTCCGTAGTGGACTTCTATCATTGTATGCAATGCGGTGCTTCTTATGAGGTATGTCAGCCAAATGAGGAGGAGAAACAAGATTATAAAGAATATTGGAAAGATAAATAATATGGCTAAGATTACAAAAGAAACAGCAGAGAATCATATCAAAGAACTCTTGGAGTATATCGGCGAAGACCCTAATCGTGAGGGTTTGAAGGGAACACCTGACCGCATTATCAGAATGTGGAAAGAGATATTCAGAGGCTATGACCCATCACAAAAGCCAAAGATTACCACCTTTGATAACGGCAAGGATGGTACTGCCTGTGATAACATGGTTATCGACCAAGGCGATTTCCATTCAAACTGCGAACATCATTGTGTTTGGTTTTGGGGCAAGTATTGGTTCGCATATATTCCGAACCCAAAGGGCAAAATTATCGGTATCTCTAAGATTGGTCGTGTAGTTGATTACTGCTCCGCCCGCTTACAGATACAGGAGCGATTGGTACATGACATCGTAGATATGCTGAAAGAGGCTCTTGGTAGCGAATATCCACCACTTGGTATTGCTCTTGTTATGAAGGGGCATCATTCTTGCAAAGAGTTTAGAGGCGCAAAGAAGAAGGGCATTATGACCTCTTCTTACCTTGAAGGTGCTTTCAAAGATGACCCACAAGTGAGGGCTGAGTTTATGAACCTCGTAAATGGTGATAAGTATGAAGGTTAAGTCAGTCAAAACAAAAATCTTGGAGGAAGTAGGTTTCCTACTTCCTACCAAGAAGCTTCTTTCCTCCAAGGAAAAGGTTGAAATCATGGAGCAGTTTTTGATGATGCCAGCTTGCGAAGTGGTGAAGCTACAACAAGATGGGCGTAAGTCGTCTTTTGTACAGCAGATAGCAAAGCTGCTCTATAATAATAATCTTGGAGAGTACTTTAATGTACTGAAAATGTGCCGAGATATGGCAGCAGAGGAAGAAGAAAATAAAGGTGCTTTTCTTAAATAAAAGCTATTGTTGGGAATAAATTAGGAATAAAAGTTATTAATATGCCATTATCAAGAGATGAAAGCAAGCGTAAAAAACAGCTTGCAAACCTTGAAAAAGGTAAGTTTAAAAAAGGTGGAGTTGGCAACCCCAAGGGCAGACCACCAAAGCCTAAGACGATGTCATTATTCATCGAGGAAATGAAGGAGAAGGGCTATGAAGTGCCTTCCTCTCAGATTATCGCAGAGTCTTTTCTGTATATCGCTACGCTGCCCGAAGGCGAATTGAAGGCGGTGTTAGCTGATAAGTCACGCCCGATGATGCAACGCATTATTGCCAAGGGAATACTTGACAAGAAAGGACTTGATGTGCTCGAAAGAGTTATTGATAGAGCTTACGGAAAGATTCAGCGCATTGACCTTACAAGCAAGGGTGAGCAGATTAAGCAAGACCCATTGCAAGTACATGTTGTTACCAATAATGAAGAGTATCAGAAGATTCTCGCTGAGATTCAGAAAGAGAAGGAAAAGAAGGACGCTGAGCCAGACAGGACAGCAGAATAATAAAAGAAGCAAATAAAGGATAATAGAGATATGCCGCACGTATATTTAGCAAAGAACTACATGAGGGTAAAAGCAGCGAAAGAAGCAGGATTCACAACTTGCTCTCTTCAAGGCTCAAGTCGTAGTGCCAAGACGTATAGTGTTGTGCAGTTCCTTTGTATGCTTTGCTTCAACTATGCTGGAACGACCGTTTCCATCATTCGTGCTGGTATGCCTTCCATTAAACGAACTGTCTATCGTGATTTCAAGGATATAATGCTCAACTTTGGTTGGTGGGATGATAAGTGCATGAATAAATCGGAGTTCGTTTATACTTTCCCTAACGGCTCTTGGATTGAGTTCTTCTCCACCGATAACGAGCAGAAGGTGCGTGGTTCTAAGCGTAAGATACTTTTCGTAAATGAGGCGAATGAGCTTTCTTTCATCGAATGGCAGCAGCTACAGATGCGTACCACGGAGTTCTCTATCCTTGATTATAACCCTTCCTTCTCAGAAGACCATTGGATAAATCAGGTAAACGAGGAAAAAAGTACCTATTGGTTTATTTCCACTTATAAGGACAATCCTTTCCTCGAACCAAAGGTCATCGCTGAGATTGAGAGCCTTAAATGGAAGAATCCGAGCCTTTGGCGTATTTATGGTTTGGGATTGCGCTCTATGGTTGAGGGCTTGATTTTTAAGAATGTAGTCATTGATGATTATATTCCTATTCAAGCGAACAGACACCGATACAGAGCTATTGACTTTGGTTACTCCAATGACCCTACGGCGATTGTTGATGTGTATATCTACGGAAAGAATATCTATATAGACGAAATATGCTATCAGACAGAAATGCTTTCTTCTGATATTATCAGAGTATTGAAAGAGGATAAAAAAAACATTGAGGTAATATCAGAGTCCGCTGACCCTCGTCTGATTGATGAAATCTATAATGCTGGTATTGATATAAAACCTGTAAAGAAGTTCAAAGGTTCTATTCAAGCTGGTATTATGAAGATGCAAGAATACACAATTCATATAACAAAACGCTCTACAAATGTAAGAAGGGAATTTAATAATTATACCTACCGCCAAGATAAGGAAGGAAAGTGGCTTAATGAGCCTATAGATATGTATAATCACGCTATAGATGCATGCCGATATGTTGTTATGGAGAAGTTATTGGGCGATTATGGCAGCGGAATGCAAGCCGCCGACATCCTCGGTCTGATGGGTTAAAACGAAATGCTTATGAAACGAATATATGATAAACAGCCAAGGGAGCATCATCGCAAACGCTCCCACTATAATAGCAGAGGAGTAGGCAAATTATCCTTTGATAATGAGAAGGCAGCCGCAAGATACATAAAGAAAAAGCGGCTGCTTGGTTACTCCGCATATCTTTGCAACGAGTGTAATCATTGGCACATTGGAAGACTGCCGAAATAGGCGTTTTTCTTTTGTTTACACATGGTTTCTTCTTTATACCTATATAAGTTATATTATTGCTAACTTTGCCTTGTTATAACAAAAAATATTCATATATGAGAGCAATAGAACAGATAGTAGCAATACAAGATGCGAACACAGTCCGCTCGGTATTGACCGCAAGGAAAAAAGGCTTTAAGACACCACTGAGTGCGCTTGAAGAACAATGGAATCCGTCAAAGCATAAAATCTTTGATGAGGATTTCCGTCCTAAGAAGCGAATCAAAGTACCTACGGGTCAGTATGACCCTATCACACAGAAACCGATTTATAAGGATAAGAAAGTTGAGCCAGTAAGAATCGCTATCCCTGCTCAGAAATCAATCGTAAATCTTACTGTGGGTTTCTTGCTTATGAATGCCGTTACCTATAAAGCTACGGCACATGGTGTTGATATAAAGAAGATGAACGATAAGCAGCAGAAGCTATATGACGGCATCATGCATTGCTATCACGACAACAAGATGAAGTACTTCGATAAGCGACTTGCCCGTACCCTCTTCAAGGAATGTGAGTGCGCTGAGTTGTGGTATATGCCAACAGACGCAGAAGGAAAGCTCCGAGGTGAAATCCGAGTTCAGTTGCTTTCACCTTCAAATGGTGATAAGCTCTACCCTCATTTCAACGATTTCCATATCATGGACGGCTTCGCCCGTGAGTACTATGTATATGATGAGCTTGGAAAATCTGAGCTACATTTTGATATATATACAGATAGATTGTGCTACCAGTACACTAATATTGATGGCGCAGGATGGAAGCTTATCTCTGCCCTACCTCATGGCTTCACAAAAGTTCCTGTCGTTTACTATAGACAAGACCAAGCTGAGTGGGAAGATGTTCAATGGGCTATTGATAGAGTTGAGACCTGTATCTCTAATTGGGGTGATACGAATGATTATTTCGGCACGCCTAAGTACTTTATCAAAGGTCGTTTGGAGGGCTTCGCTGAGAAGGGCGAGCAAGGCGCAGTCTTCCAAGGTGGCAGTGATGCAAGCATGAACGTCCTTTCTTGGGATAAATCACCTGAGAGTGTGAAGGGTGAAATTGCTTATCTCTTCAATATCATCTATTCATTTACCTCAACAGCTGATATTAGCTTTGAGAATATGAAGACTTTGGGCAGCAACACCTCGGGTGCGGCTATCCGTTTGATGTTTACCTCTCCTTATATGAAAGCGGATTTAAAGACAGAAATGTTTGGTGAAATGTTCACTCGCCGCTCGAATATCGTAGCTAACGGCATCTGCAATACGGGAGTTTACGTAAAGGGTATCGACCAGAGTGTTGCTGAGCAGATTGACTTTGAGCCAGTCTTCAAGCCATATTTGCCAAAGAATGATGTTGAAATGTTGCAACTTATCACTTCATCCAATGGTGGTGCGAAATCTACCTCTAATCGCCGTGCAATCGAATTGAATCCTCTCAATGATGACCCTGATAAGGTTGAGGAAGAAATGAAGAGTGAACAAGAAGAAGCGTTGGCGCAGCAAGCAGCCCTTTCGGGACTTGGTAGTGCCGCAAGTGGAAGTCAGTCAGTTTCCAATGAAGAAGAGGAAGAAGAATAACTATGTCAAAGAAGCTCACATCAAAACAGCAGAAAGAACAACTGAATAATCTGTTCGCCGTTTATAACAAGCGGTTGGGCAGATTATACAGCGATTATGTCAAGAAGCTTACCTCTCTTGGCTATGGAGAAGATGTGCTCGAAGATGATGCGCTTTTTAACTTTGATAACTTTCCGCAGTTAAAGGCTCGTTTGAACGACATCTTTAATGATTACTATCAGAATAGCCTTCTTTGTTATAAAAGCGGCATCACCGATGGCGTAGCGTTGGCGTATAACCACGATGAAATGGTTATAGGCGGTTATTCCGTGCTTACTGATAAAGCTATAAGGGTCGCACGAGATACCGCCGCAGCCACGTTTATTTCAAATCGCTTGAAAACAAAGAACGGATTGAATCTCACTCAGATTATTTGGAACTACTGCCAACAGACAAAGAGTGAGTTTGAAATGGCTATGAGTAATACCATTGCGGACGGAATCAAAAAAGGCTCATCAGCAGAGGAAGTAGGCAAGAGCATACGAAAGTATCTCAACGACCCAGATATGATGTATCGCCGTTATCATACCATCAAGATTCAGAAGAACGGAAAGAAGAAAGATGTGGTGACTTGGCGCAGACGTAGAATCATTGACGGCAAGGTGCGCTTCGTTGAAGAGCCATTGGAGAAGGTAGGCATGGGTGTTTACCGCTCGGCGAGAAAGAATGCTCTCAGAGTAGCAAGAACGGAGATAAATGCCGCATATCACAAGGCAAGAAATGAACGATGGCAGAACGAACCATTCGTTATCGGTCAGTATATTCATGTATCACCACAGCATAATATTGATGATATATGCAACGACCTTGAAGGTCGCTACCCGAAAGATTATGTATGGATATCTTGGCATGCCCAATGTATCTGCACCTCAGACCCTATCACCATACAAGGAGAGGAGAAGAAGGAGTTTTATAAACGCTTGATGGCTGGCGAGGATATGAGCAACTACGTATCCCCTTTTGCTGTGCTCACTATGCCCGAGAAGTACAATCAGTACATCAAGGATAACTCCGAAGCTATCGTGAAGGCAGGAATGAAGGGTAAATTGGCTTGGCACTTACAAGACAACACAAAGTATTGGGTACATCTTTTAAGCCCGTCAGACCGCAAGAAATTGGGGTTAAAGGCGGTTTCTTCTAGGGAGCTTATACTTGCGAAGGCAAAGGAACGCCACGCCCTTAGAACTAAAGAGCAGATAGATAAGATACAGAGCCGATGGGATAAGCATAGACGTGACTATTACAATGGCTTGGTTCATAATCTGCTCGGTAATAAATCTGTTACGGATATAAAGAGCAAAGACCTCTTTGAACGCTACTATGCTATCCGCTACGCAATCAAGGACAAAAAGAGTGCTTCAGAGATAGCTTCCTTGTATGATAGATTCAAACGAGGTTATCAGACTAAACTTGCATGGACAGACCGCAAGGTTGCAATGAATGTTATGAAGGTGGCTGCTAATTACGGAGAAACCGATGTCTCTTCCGTTCTAAGCGCATTAAAGTCTGCTAACTATACATTGGCTAGGAAAGAAGCTAAAACGCTCGCAAACGCCATTTCTGCTATCAAAAAAGATGAGCTATCACTTTCCGCTCTCATCCCTGATGTCAATAAGTGGCATAAGCAGTTCACGTCACAGGAATTGCACGGAGTATATGATGCCGTAGAAGCGAAGTTGGCTCAATGGCAAAGCTTGACGCTTGAACAGCAAGCGAAGAAACTACAATTTGAAGCTATTGATTTCCTTGGCGGCAATATGCACGGGGTTCAGCAGAAGTATGCCACTTGGAAGGTATCGCAAGCAGCATATCTCAAAAAGCTCGATGAGGTAAATACGGCGATTGATTGGATAAATATCAATAAAGCTTATGCTGACGTAAAAGGCTATAGTACGCAGAGTAAAGTCTATCACAAGATACTCTTTGACCTCAAAAATGCTATGGTCGCACAAGATAAAGACTTGGCGAAACAGCTTATCCAAGAAGCGCAAGATAAGAAGAACTCTCTCATTCAATTAAAAGCTAAGAGAGCAGCAAACAAAGGCGGAAATGGTTCAATCCCATTCGATGCCGACGCTTATTCACAAGCGAGAAAAGATGCGGCTGTTTGGGCGAAAAATACAAAAGATGCCGATGATGTTCTTAGAGCAAAATGTGGTGAGGTATGGCGCAATGCAACCGATGAGGAAAAAAATGCTATCTTTGGATATACGAGTTCGTACCATAATATCAATGAACCTTTGCGAGGTCTCACCTACTATGGTTCAGCAGCAGATACACAGCTTGGTTTAGATAGAATCCCATTGATGGAAAGCATCATTAATAAATCGTACTACGATAAAGATATTTGGCTACAACGAGGTGGAGGTATGGTTGAGCTTAAAAAATTCGGCTTATCCAATTATGCTTACGCTACAGATGCAGAAATCATGGCTCTTGTAGGCAAAGAAGGTACGGAAGGAGCTTTTACCTCTGCTGGCGTGGCAAAAGGTAAAGGTTTTGGTGGAAATGTTATCACCAATATCTATGCACCTAGAGGAACGAAGATGATGTATGCTGAGCCGTATTCGAGCTTCGGAAATGGTTCGGGTCGCTCTTGGGATGGAATCACAAAACAATCTACTTTCGGAAGCGAGAGTGAAATCATCCTACAGCGTGGAACTACATTTAGAGTTACTAAGGTAGAAAAAAGCGGTAATACCTGGTATATAGATGTTGAAGTGATAAATCAAGATGTACTTCCATTCCCGTATATCGGTGGTTATCCATACAAATAAAGAAAAGCCCCCGTTATTATTCACGAGGGCTTTTCTTGTAATACGTCTTATCATAAAAATCCTTGAAACTCTCAACGCCTTCCTTCATAGGAAGTTTGTTAAGATGAAGATAGCGGTTGAATAAAAGGGCTTTCAATGTGGCAGGGGTATCATCTGTATCATTGAAGGTTCTTAACCCTACCGCAATATACTCATTCAACATTTCATTAAGGAACATTTTCTGTTGTCCTTTATAAACTTTCAAAGTAAATTCTACCCATTTCTTTTCCCATTCCCAAAGAAGTGCTTCAATGCAATCTTTCCAAGGGTTTTCTGCTTCACCTTTGAAGTATCGGCAGAACTTGATTAAATCTTCCTTATTCGCCATATCTATCAATAAATTTAGTTACTACATTCTTCATATCCAAAGGGAGATAGTTCAATGCTTTTTCCTCCATATCTTGCGGGATACCAAAAAGTGGCTGAGCGATTGAACCAACGATTGCTCCCATCGTATCGCTATCACCGCCGTATGATACAGCATATCTGATTGCATCCTCGAAGCTACCACTATTAAGGACTATCATAAAGGCGAGTGGAACGCATTCTTGGCAGGTCTCTGCCCATTTCCTTCTTGGAATAAGATTCTTATTCCAATCAGAGCCATAATATTGTTTTGCTATTACCCTAATCAAATCTTTGTGTTTATATGCTTTTAAAGCATGTACACAATCTGCTACCGCAGTAGCACCAATCAATCCCTCAACATGGCTATGCGAAACCTTTGCGCTCATCATTGCCTGACGAATAATATCAGAATTTTCTTTGAATGCCCAACCAATAGGACTAACTCTCATAGCTGCCCCATTACCGAAACTATCATAAGGCTGAGGATTCGAGCTACGAACCCATTTTGCGAAGCTTGCACCATACCCACCCATTGGGTTTAGATACTTCTGACACCAGTATTGAAGCGAGATACTATAATCTTCGACATTCGGCTTTTCATCACCACCTTTTTTAAGAATAGCATCGGCTACGGCTATTGTACAGATAGTATCATCTGTAAAATTACAACCTTTGTCAAATAGTTTAAAGTTATAATCAAATGTGTTATTAAACTCATATTTAGAGCCTACAATATCACCTATAATTGCTCCTATCATAGCTGTATCTCCTATTTTAATGTTAATTATTCGCAAATTTACGAAGAAATATTCAGATAACCAAATATTTTTATTACTTTTGCATTAATTGTTGTATCGAGTGCGTATCTCCTATGTACTCACAACGTTAAACAAAACAATTATTTACATCTAGCATCGTCCTCATTCGTATCTCCGAGGGCGGTGCTTTTTCTTTATAAGAACTCTTTTAAAGCAACGTGATAAACGTCATACATCAAGCGAGTTACGTATAATACGGCTACCTTATCAACTACGAAAGAAGGATAAGGTTTACCCTCTTTGATGATTGCGTCCAATGACCATTTCGGGTACTTGGCTGAATATAACTTCAATGCTTTCAGAAGCTCATTCAACCTTTCTTCCCCGAATGCTTGCTTTATCTTCTCCTGATTTCTGAGAGCGAAACGAGCCATAGATTAATTACTTTCGATAATTGTGAATACGTTCTCTATCATATCGTTACCGAAAAGTGTAGCTATAACATAAGTTTCATTTTTGTTTGGTTTAACCTTATCTATTAGACATTCTTCCATTCTAAAGACTTTCTTCAGTAAAGTAGTTCTTGCTAACTTTACGCTTTCAAAACTACCACCAAGTATTCCTTTTTCTCTATTCACCACTTTGCGAGGAGCGTTCTTTACGTTTATCGCTGTGCTATATGTTACAAGATTTATCTGATACATAATATATATTTATTTACTTTTCTACTTCATAAAGATATTGAATATCCCCACCGCCAAGAGTGAGGATAACCGAAGGCTCGCCGAGCATTGGCTGCTTATGGAAGTCACACCAATACCAATGATTCCGTTTCAGCTTACCTTCTATCACATTCAGCTCCAAATCATTCTTTTCAGGAGCTTCAAGATAATCCTTGCCCTGTCGCATATCTAAGCGATGCAAGGCTAAAAGTACGTCAAATGCTCTCATATCTTACTCAGCTTTATCAACGACAACAAGGTTTTTCAATCTCTCCAAGAATGTGTGGTAATCATCCTCGCAGGGAATAACTTGACCACCCGTTGGTGTGGTCTTGCAATTTAGCTTTATAGATGTTGCTATATCGCCATTTCGTGAAGGTTCAACGTAAGCGATATTATCTATATTAACAAGGGTACAATGCCCTTTATACTTTACCTCAATAAACTTTGTCATAATCTTAATTATTTATATCCGCATTTAATACCAGAGCAGCAGCCACCTAAATAGAAGTGGCAGAAGCCTAAGAAATAGTGCTTACAATGCTCATTTATCTTAATTTCTTCCTTTTTCATAATTGAATGAATGTAGCAGTTTATTCTTCTTAAAATCATAAGAATAGCCCTTATCCTTCATTATCCCCAACAAGTAGTCTCTTTCTGTATTATTTGCTTTTCTTAGACACCCTGTAGAGTACTTTACATTCGTAGAGGTATTGCCTGCCCCTATTCCTAATTTTTCGAATATGAAAGAATACTTAGCGTGAGCTTCTATCCAATCTTCGTTATGTACTTTATGTAGGATGAAGACACAATGTTCTCCTCTCCAATCATTCTCCAATGTTAAAATATCGCCTTCTTTATACATATCTTATTCACATTCATCTAAATATTCACACCAAGCCTCTTTAAAGACTTTATTTAAACGCTCATTCTTCTCAACCTCTTCGTAGGTAAGATTAAGCGGTGGAAGCGCATCTTGCGGTGTATATGTATATCCGCATTCATGGTTAGAGAACTCATATTTGAATGCTGATTTAAGATTATCATCATCCTTTAAGAACTCTTCAAGTTCTTTCTGTGTTCTCTGAAAGTGCTCCTCGAAAAGATGGGTATCTTTCTTTAAGCAATAGCAACCACCAACGAGCATATCAATCTTACTAATATCTTCGGCGTTGGTGGTAAGCCCCCACTCTTCCATCATTTTCTTAAACTGCTCTTTACCAAAGGCAGCTTTCATGGGCAATTTATTAAGCTCTTTCTGATGCTTCTTCTTTAATTCTGCGTATCTATTCATAATTGTATCTCCTTTTAAAAATTGTTCGTATTCAAATATGATAGATAGGCATTACAGCCTAATCTACCAAACTTCGAGTTGTAGCAAGTGTTATACTTCTCACAGCTATAACACTTGCTTAGAAATTCTTGCTTACTCATATCTTTTAGATTTCAACGACTTCAATACCTTTCTTTGGATTCTTGGTTGCTCTATCCAAGCTAATCTTGCCATTGAATACTCCCTTTACGAGAGCATAGAATGTAGTGCGCTTGATACCATTTTCCTCAGTTGTAGGAACTTTGCCGTATCGTTCGCATTCAATACCCTTATCGGTAAGAATGGTATTGATTTCCATTACGCCGTAGTAGGATTCCTCGAAACGCTTCTGAATGATTTTGCCGCATACCTTCACCTGATTGCCCTTCTGAACACTAAGCTCTGGCTTCAAGCTATCCTCATAGGCTTTCACAAGGAAGAAAGCATATACATCTTGCGCTTGGAAGCAATAGAAGTTCTTTGCTACCGCAAGCATATCCTCTTCAAATTCGGTCTTAGGCTGAATCTTTGCACCGAACTCGCAAACTGCCTTCACGTAAGCTTCATCAACCTTGAACTTTTTACCATTCAGAATAGTGTCGATGCCATCCAAAGTAGCTGAGCGGTAACGGACGTGTTCAACCTTTGTTCCTTTCTTATATACAGGACAAATATCATACTGAGCTTTCGCCGCCATGATGAGGTTGGATTTAAGGATAGCATTCTTATAACTTGAATCCTTTTTGCCGCCCCATTCCTCAATATCACCAAACTCATCATCAGTAGCATAACTGATTCTGTAATCGTAGAGTTCATAGAGCTTTTTTGTGAAATCTGACAAGAAGCCGAATCCTTTCAGACCGAACTTCTTAATACATTCGCAACCTACCTGTAGTTCCTCGCCCGTCTTCACATTTTCAACGACATAGGCATTCTTGCACCAATGACCGCAGAAGTCACATTTACCATAGTCTGCTCCGTGTGATGGATTCTTGAAGATAAGTTCCTTGGTTGGGTCAGTAGGGGTAAATGCGCCATCCATATACGTTGCAACCAATCTCCAATCGCTTTCGTCAGGCATATTGATAACAAGGTCGCAAACCTCATGGAAAGCCTTTACGCAATGACCAGCCATTCCATCTTCTTCAATGACTGGGTGACGAAAAAGTTTTTCATAAGGCTTACCTACTGAGTAGGTAAAGCCTTCAACGTTCTTCTGTGTCTTATCAGCAAACTTCTTCAAAGAATCAACTAAGTCTGATGGAATAAAAGTTTTAATCGTATTCATTGCTCTTATGTTTTAGTCTAATAAACAATTCTTTCTTATCTTCGCCTCAATTTCATCCATTGTATAGACTTTGTTGTCTGTAGAAATGATAAACGTGCCATCCTCTTGCGGAAGGAATGAGTATAGATAATTACTATAATATGTAACAGAAAGTATTGGATATTTATCAATATAAGTAAATCTTATCTCTAGAGTGATATAGCCATCTGCCTCTTTTACCAATACTATGAGTTTTTGCAAAAGCTCATAGCATTTATTATAAGCTTTTTCGTAATCTTCAAATCGTTTCATTGTCGTATCTCCTATATATTATTAACTAGTAAAGCTGTTCGGTTCTTGTATAGCAGCCCTTTATAGCATATTCTATACGCTTTTTCTCTGCTTCATTATAATCAGAGCTAACGGCAACTGCCTGCCATTTGCCACCTTCGTAAATCTGAGCAACGTAATCAAAAACGTTAGCTTCTACTACCTTTCCGTTAATCATTTTAACTTCCATTGTTGTATCTCCTATAATTTAATCAAGTTTTGAAACCAAATAATCAAGCTCCTCCTCGCTGAGTGCAATCTTATTCTTGCGTTTAATCTTAATGGTGTTATCCATTCCGATTTTCTTCATCGCAATATTGAGTGAATTGCCACCCTGTGCTTCTGTTACAAGCATCTCTTCAACGAAGTCAAGCATATCTTGGTCGTGAGCTTTCTGCTCTTTATGCAACTTCTTTTCAAGTTCCTCTGCCTTCTTAGCAAATGAGCAGCCCATTTCGATAGCGAAATCATCATGTATATTTTGTATCATCTGCTCTATGTCGTCTGAGCTAAAGAACTGATTAAAATATGTATCACCTCTTTTATCGCCCATTAAAGCCATAAGATGCTTAATTTCTTCTTCTTTTGTCATCATTGTCGTATCTCCTATAATTTAATTGTTAAACCTATTATTAATTATTTACACCGCAAAATTAATAATTTATTTTGAAACTACCAAATTTTCTTAGTGTTTTTATTACTATTTTAATAGCTTTTAATATATTAATATGTGAATTAAGGTTATTTTAATATAAATATTGCAATATAAATATATAGTAACCGAATTTTTGCTATCTTTGCATTCAGAACCAAATCAGACGAGTTATGACACAGATTTATGACGCATCACCAAAGGAGTTGGCGGCAATGGCTCAACGCTACCTCCATGATGGAATACCAAGCAGAGCCACGTATTGCTACGAGCGGCTGATGTACCTCGGTTGCTTGCGGAGAACGGGGTATCTTCGCCTTGCCTTAGTATATACCAAGCAAGGAAAAGATAACGCCGCAGAGCGTATTTTAAATAGGTATCGTGCAATTTATAAATATTGATATGAAGCAGATAAAAATAATATATATATTTGGTGAACTTCTCTTTTGTATAGCAGCTAACGCTCAACAGAAGATAACAAGCTTATCGCCTATACCTGATGCAACTAAACAGACTATCGAGCAATATATCTCTACTCATTCTATTGAAGAAATGAATAAAGATACGGTCGTATTATCTAATGTATATAGCCTTATAGGATATGATTATGAAGATAAATATCTCGGTGAGCTAACAGGTAGCTTTATTGTTGTTGGGCAAGATTACCAATATGAAGATTTAAAACTACAATGTAACGGAAATCTTCTTTATATACTTACCGAAAATGGATATGAGCAAACACCCTTTAATGAAAAAATCATCAAAGAGAAGATAAGAGCTGATTTCACCCTCAATGATAATAATTCATACTTCTATAGAAATGATACCTTTGTCATAAGGGCTATAAGTATTAATGAAAGGACGCATATTTATTTACATTGTATCAGCTATCCTCAAAAATATATACTCGATTTTGATTCGGATAAAAAGGAAGCCCACAAGATAGATAGAAACGAACTGATAAATATAAAATAATGACAGAAGAAGAAAGGAAGAAGGCTTTAGAGAACTTCAATGCTCTCATAGAAGAAGCAAGGAAGAATAACGTCAATATGACGATGGACGAGATTAATGAAGAGATTCGGCTCGCAAGGGCTGAACGAAAGCAAAGAGAAAAAGAAAAGGCAGAGCGCAAATAGTGCCCTGCCTTTCTTATAGTAGCTGTATCTCCTATAATTATTTACACCTTGTTGTATTGCGTATCTCCTATTCAATTAAAAGTTAGACTGATTGTTTTTAGATTCAAGCGCAGCTCTCTTATCGCCGTTGATTTCAGCGATAGCATCCTTCACATTAAAGTCGTTGTTATAGAGAGCAAGAATAAAACGCTTGCCACGTTGATTCCATACAAGGTTTACTTTTGTGCCCGTAGAGCCATCACCCTTGATATAATTGTAGGTTCGGGTGCTTGCGAGCTGCCATTCACGGTACTTGCCCTTCAAATGCCAAGAACCTGATTGAAAGTATTGAATACCTGCATTGGAAAGCTGCTGATTTAGTGCTCTTGCGCTAATACCGAGGTCATCAGCAACTTGTGTGGTGGTAAGGCAGTCCGTTGATGCAAGTGTATTATCGTAGTACTTTACCTTTGGTGCGGCAATAGTCAGTTCTTTCTGCTGAATGCCGATGGTCTTTGCCTGCTGCTCGGTCTGAGCTTCAAGCTCACGAACTCTTTGCTCGTTCCGCTTCAACGTCTCATCCGCAATCTTCAAGGCACGTGCCATGATGGCTTCGGGAGTATCATTGACCGAAGAAGCAATGTAACCGCCTTTGGTGCGGATTTCGTGAAGGATAGCTTTCACTCCCTTCTTAAACTGCTTGGCTTTTTCTGTTCGTGAAAGCAATAGAACGTCATACATTCCATCTTCTGTTAGAAACCACACATTTCTTCTCTGACCTGACACAATAATTGCTTGGGTCAGCTTTTCGTCCTCATCAATATTTTTAAGCATTGTTGAAACGTCTGAATGTTCAATCCAATCAGCTACATCACTTGCTCTAAATAATGGATATTCAACAGACTTATAGACATCTATCTCTTTACCTAAGAAGGTAGATTTGTTAATTATAGAAATCGGAGTTTCCTGTCTTAACATAGAAAGCCCATTCATACCTTTTAACACCAAGGTTTGACCTATTGATGCTATATCCTTGCTATGCTGCTCTAATTCTGCGCTCTCATCCTTATACTCTAAGGACTCCATATAAGTTACAACTTCGTCAAGGTTTACTTTATAAGATTGCGACTTACCTATCTTTTGCTCCTTGAATCTACGTGTAATCAACAGACGCAATTTTGCATAATTTGTGGATTTTCTCGAAATTGCAAACTGAGAGATAGCCCCATTTGCATTTCTATTAGCATCACTGATTGTTTTATAAGGCTGATTAGTACAACCCACTTTAATGTGAGTTTTAAAATCAATAACGAAAACAACTCCAAAGAAAGTCATTTTCTTTAAATTCTCATCCGTATTCTTTAATAAAGAAAACTCGGATTGCTGATAAATCTTTACGTTCTTCATTTTGCTTACTTTTTTGAACGTTAAACTATACAGACACATAAAGGGCGTACTGTTACCCTTTGTTCAATTCCAGTAAGCTAAAGGAACGCACACACCATTACAATGTATGCAAGGGACAATACGCCTATATCGTATCTCTTAGAGAAGTCAGAGCATAAAAAATGCCCTTCCATATACTAAAAGAGCTTCTCAATCTCAATCAGCTTACTTTTATTGAATTGGTATTAATAGCATTTAATAACTTTCTTGCTAAGAACCAGCGACTTATTTCTTCTTAATATTATTGAATAAATAATTTATCGTAGAGCGGAACTCATCTACAGCATCTTTTCTTCTTGATGCCCCGTATGGTGTTTTGGTTCCTGTATAATACACTACGTGCATCATACTATTTTTATAATTATTACTTTCTTTTAAATCAGCGACATACTGATTTTTGCCGCCCTGATGAACGCTAACCACCCATTCTTTATCACCGATTTGTATTGTTCGGCTTTCACCAACTTTTGGAATACCGCCTTTAAGAGCCTGCATCTTTAACTTTTCAATGTTGGCGTTGTAAGCCTTTACATCGACTTCTTTTGCTACATTAGAGCTATTCTCGTTTGTCGTTGCATTAGCAACGCTCTGTGTCCTACTCTGCGCAGCATTATTGCTGCTTATGGTGCGAGTACCACCGCTTGACTTGCTCATATTCTTTGAATTTAAATTATTATTTTATGCAAAGATAATCAATTCTCCTCTTACTTACAATAGGACTAATATATGCTGTGTAAACTTTTAGAAGGGAGCAGCAGCCGAAACCGCCGCCCCCCAAGAGATACAACATATATTAAGATGAAATGAGAATCTAACTCTTATAATATATAATTGGTGGGGCAAAGTTATGCTTATTCTCTACCATAAAGAGCCAAAAACAAAGACACTCAACAACAGTTATCTCAGATAGCTTCTTCTTTGTGTACTTAGAGCAAGCATTCCCATACGAAATCAGATTACGCATATCTTCTCTATCCATACCTTACGCTCCTTTTTTGAATTTCTTAGTACCTTCTTTAGGCTCGCAGAAGCCATCCTCCTCTCGCAAATTATAGAGAGCTTGCGTTTCTTCTGGCATGCTATAAAAAGCCGAGAAACGAGCCTTCTTTGCGTTGATAGGGTCATAGAGAGTTCTTGTTATATCAGACCATACGGCGATAACCTTCTTATCTTTAACGATATTATCACGGAATTTCTCTGCTTCACCGTGCATGATGTCGTACAGACAATTATCCGCTTGCGTGAATGCCATCTTAGCCCGATGATTCTCGTAGCTTGTGGCAATATCAACTCCATACTCCCTTTCTGTAATCTCCATAACGTGTTTATGAGTATCATTAATCTGCTGTACGAGGTTCTGAATCATAATGACATACGAGCAGAGATAAGGGTTATACTTGCATTTAAGATTGCGAAGCTTATCTTCAATCATCTTTCGTAACTTCTCAACCTTATCCTTAATCAAATCCCACAGATAAGTAGAATACTCATTGTAGTAATCCTCATCCATGTGTCGCTCATACAACTTCATCGTATCATGGATAGATTTCTGACAATCGGTAAAATGCCTTTTAAGATTGAACTTAAACACCTTCTTCTTATCAAAAATCTCCTTAGAGATAAAAAGGAAGCAGTCAGCCAAGATAAACTCCATATAGCAGCTTTGACAGAGAGTAGAATAAGCGTAATCAAGGGCTTTCTGAATCTGCTCGTTATCAATACCGCTCGGCACATAGATAACGGCTTTGTAGCCCGAAACATCCGTTTCTACATACCTTCCCTTATCCATCTTGCAACCATTATGATTGCCTAGCAAAATAGGTGCTTCCATACTCTACTCCTCCTTATCTCCATTACCTTGAATGAGGCAAGCAAATACGCCTACGCTCACAATAACCACCATAAAAATAACAAATCCCATACCTTATCCCTCCTTCTCTTTTAAGAACCGCACAAGGCAGTTATAATTCTGACTAAGGCAGTTGAGAATCTTAATTTGCTCACTACGTGCCAAATCCTCGAACAGTACCACTTTATCATTCTTATCCTTTATGGTCATACCACAAAGGTCGCCACCGAGTTCAAGTGTGACTGTTAGACTAATATCTTTCTTATCCATATACCATACACTAATTAAATGATTGTATTCTTTGAAATTTCCTTCTCTTTATTATATTCAACGCTGGCTTGCTTATAGCCTTTCTTATAGCCCTTTACGAATGCTTCAGAACAAACCTTAAACATTGCATCTGGGCAAGGATAATGATTACACTTACCACAGGAATGGTCTTTACCATTCGCCGTGCGAGCTTTTTGGTCTAAACTTACTTTTGCCATAATCAATCAACCTTTAACTAATTCATAACCACGATTAACTAACTCTTGAACTAGCGAATCATCGCTAGCGTATGTAATATTCTGTTCCATAAAGGAAACTTGGTCGGCATCGCTCATTCCCTCAAAGAGTTCTTGAACATCAACTGAAACCTTTGTATCTACGTCAAATTTCATAAGCTACAGATTTATGATGATTATTCCATTGTCAAGCAATACGCATCCCATAACGAATAGAATCATCAAGAATGCCGTGATGCCTAATCTTTCACTAAGAGTGATAACACCTTCTATCTTTCCGCTTATCGCCCCAACAGCGGTAACGCTGCTGAATGCGATAACGATTGCGCCTATAACGATTAATATTTCTCCTGTTCCCATTTTTCAACCTTCCATTCTTCTGTAATATCCATCTGTTCACGATATTCCTTTACCGCATTGGTAAAGTAAGGAGAGATATTCAAATCCCTAACGAAAGAGGTGATTGTTTCCGTCTGATGATAGTTATCACCTTGTACCCATCCATCATCCTCTTTAACGAAGCAGAAAACGGCAAAACAAGATTTTTGCTCGCCCGTTTCATTATTACATATCTGTTGTCTTCTTGCACAGAACTTCATTGTTCGTTCGTTATTGAATAGCTCGTAGCCATCACCCGTGCGTTGAGCAAAGGGCACTTCACCCTTTTCTTCTATGATAAACTTCTTTTCTTCAATCTCTTCCATAATCATTATGTATTAGATACTTCTGAATAACTTTCATCTTTGCCGTAAACAACACTTACGTTGAGAAGATTGTTAAGTGTGAAACCCATTCTCCAATTAAACCAAAGATAACCAATCTTCTCAGCAACCCTGATTGCGGTATCAGCATACTTCTTTGTATCACCCTTAAAAGGTTCTGAGCCATGATAGGAGAAGCCATTATCAAAGACTAGTTTGAATACCTTATTCTTAGGTAGCTGATACTTACAGAAATCATCATAAGGAAGAATATTTCCATCTATCTCAAAGCAAATCTGCTTATAATCAAGGAAGGAAACAAACCCTTTATGATTGATAGTAAGATTGCATCTTTTAAAGATAGCTAAGGCATCTTCCTCTTCCTTTTTACTAAGAATGCGATAATTAGTAAAAATTATCTCGCACCCGATTTTCTGCGGAACAAAATCAACGATAGCAATAAGTGGGCTAAAATTGCAATATGAGCCAGATTTTGCCATTCCTTGCTTCTTCAAGAATTGTTCACTATCATACTTATTGAGATACACGATAGCTAAAGGAAACTTTTTCCTAAATACTACGTTTAAATCCTTAAATTCTATAAACATAAGCTTAATCAATAAAATCGTTAAACGTAAGAACCTCAGATGCGCCCTCACGGAAAGGCTTCTTATCACACGCATACCCCATCCAAGAGCCATATTCATACACTTTATACATATGATAACCAGCCTTTATCAACGCCTCAAAGGCAGCTTTCATTTCACACCCATGTATTCTAACCATATCCTTACCATTGGTGTGTCCACTAAAGCGTGGATTGCTCAAACTAATACATCTTGTAGCAGCTCGGCTACCATTATTTGCACCTGAGAAAGGATGAAAAATATCCCAACAACTATTAGATAAGAAGGCATCACAGATTGCCTGTACGACCTCCTCTCTAACTTCGGTTGGTTGAACATAATCGTTTTGTGGTATATCTACCTTGATTTCCATAATTGTATCTCCTATATTTAAACGTTAATTATTTCTTCTTCATACATTCCTTCACTGCGTATTGGCTTTTAAGAAGGCATTGTGTGACATTTAAGCCTTTCAGAGGAATAAAATACTCTACGATAGCATTCCAACGTCCTCTGAACGTACCCGAACCCTTTGCGTTGGCGATAAAAGAATCCTCTGTGGATTCACCTACCAAAGCACCTGAGTACTTGGTGATAACCTCGCCTGTGTATTTATTGATAATTGTAATCATTGTCGTATCTCCTATAATTTAATTTCTGTAAACTCAATTTTACCATTCTCTTTAACCTGTGCGTGCCACTTGTTGGTTCTTACCTTACCATCCCAAAATGAAACAGTAGGAAGTACAACACATTCACCACGCTCTACAAGTCTTTCGTAATAACTTACAACCTCATCCCAACTATTGAAAATATGGGCAAATACCGTAAATCTGAATCGAGCAATTTTCTTTGTTCCCATTGTCGTATCTTTTAATTGTTAAACCATTTATTAATTATTTACACCGCAAAATTAATAATTTCTTTTGAAACCGCCAAATCTTTCTTGTGTTTTTATTAATATTTTAATAGAAATTAATACGAAACCAAAGAAATCCGATATTTTTACACAGAAAACTTATCTTTTATCCATTTTTCGATGGTTAAGATAAACTCATCCAAGGAGCGGCAAATGCTGTACTGAAAGCCTAACCGCTCAACGTCAGACTGAAATTTGGCTTGCAAATCAGATTGATATCCGTCCTTCGTCTTAACTTCCACAAATAGGACATTTCCATTTGCTATAATGATAAGGTCGGAGAAGCCAGCCAAAACGCCTTCACCCTTCATAATCTTCGCTTCAAGCGCACTTCGTTGTCCTCCGTTAGGGATGGCAGCAATGATGTAATGAGGATATTGTAAGCGAAACCACTTCACCATCTGAATCTGAATCTGTGATTCAATATGCCGTGGTTTACTTCTGCCTTTCTTCTGGCTCTCCTTCTTAAAAAACTCATCGTACTTCATTATTGCATTTCTTTAGACTTAATATCCTTAACGAAAAATTCAATCATACGTTCATAATATTCTCTTCTTTCAAGATACTTCGTACAATTAATCTTTCGCTTACATAAATCCACATTATTTTGAGCCAATAAATACTTATAGATGTAGAGCATCTTCAAATCATCAGTTCTGATAAACGCCAAAGTCTTTTCTTTGTAAGCCTTTTCAAGCTGCTTATTGATTTCTTTCAACTCTTCGCTCTTTTTCTGTAAGCGATAGACAAATATCCACATGGCGATAAAAGGCAAGAACAATATCGCCACCGACCAACCATCCTTCACCGCACAATTGATACAGCATCCTATCAGAAAGAATGCACACAGCAGCTCTGTATGAGAACCGCACCAAGATAAAATCTTCTTCATATTGATATATTATTTATCAGTTTCTAATTTTGATACCTCGCTATTGAAGTACTTACGCATACCTTCGTAAATCTTCAACTGACGAGAAAGTTCTTTGTTCTTTCTGAGAAGCTCATCACGCTCGGCAACAACCTTCTTATAATCATCATTATTCAATTCATTGATAGCCTTTTTGAATTGATTGATAACGTTGTTACAAAATACAAGTTTATCACTCTGCTCTCTTACCTTACACTGTAGGCGATAAAGCTTGATTTGCATCTGAGAGTAGTTTTGTAATACTCGCAATACTACTCTCTCGTAAGGTACATCATTATTATACTTAGTTTCTTTCATTCTTCTCCTTTTTAGAATTTTCAAATATAGGATATTTCGCTACCTGAGTGATAACGATTTCTTCGGCATCACGCTGCTCCTTGGTCTTCATCCATTGCAAGCAAGGACGGCGTTCAGACATAGTAAGAGACGTTATCAGTCCTAACATCTCGTCAAAACCAAGTTCACCGCTACTTTTATCGCCTTGAAAGACCTCGAAGTAGCCATTATCATACTGTTTAATAGTTATATCTGTCATAGTTATAAATGTTTTTTAGCCTTATCGTAAATGCTGAAAAAATATAATCAAGGCAAAGCTACTTCACCCCTTCTATATTTCTCCCAAAACTCTTTATTGTACTTAAACCCTTTCTTAAACCTATATCCGATAGTATTGCCTTTTTTGAATCTACAGCCATAGTTGTTACCTTCCTTAAATAACATCCTTTTATTACTTGATTTAGACATAATGTAAGCAATCTTTAAAGAGTGTATTTTTTTAGAATGAAGCCATTCATTATCCTTAGATACACAAAGTTGTCGTGCCTTATTCCTTACCTGCCTAAGTTTGCAGCAAAACTCTTCAGCGACCTCCTCATTTGTATGAAAAGGAAAGTATTCCTTGAATCTCTGCTCCTCTTCTTCGCTCCAGTATTTACGATGACCGAGATAACGAATATCTCCGAACTTAGCGACAAATCTAGGTGATGCAGGCTTTGCGCCTTTTTCCTTCAATCGCCGTCGAATGGTTTCATAAGGTATTTCAACCTTCTCGCTGATTTCTGTAATCGTAAGACCCTGTGCGTACAGAGCCAACAATTCATCATCTATAGAATGAGGATATTTCAGCACACAACACCCTTTATTACTTACTCCCATGCCAATGTTTTTAATTGTTCAATACTCTGATAAGAGATTTTACACTTTTTATTCTCGTAGCAACCATCTTTAGCAAGGGCATTCCATAAAGCATTAAGACAGATGCCAATCTTCTCTTTATCGTACTTCAAATAAATCTCTGGGCAGGTACGAAAAGGTTCAGACTTTTTGTCTTTCAGTTGAACCACAACGACCCTCTTTGCCCTTGTTGGTCTATTACTTAATTCTATCATTCATTCACCTCACTTTCTATCTGTTTCTGTGATTCACGGATAAGCAAGTCAAGTACCTTACTAATAACATTCGGATTCTTTATGCTGTAATCACCGATATTAGTAAGGAGTTTCACCTCAACGACCATTCCGTTATTTCGCAGCAGTTTATATTGAGTATTCAACTCTTTAATTTTATCCAACTTATCCATACAAACACTATTTACTATTATACGCAAGCATATACAGCCTACGATGCTCTTTATGAGCATTGTACCAAGCCTTAGCTCTTTCAATACAAGCCTCACGATGCTTCTGATAGTAAGTCTTGCCGTATTTGCTTCTGCGCATTTTACGTTCTATTTCTGTCATAGTTACTTAATAGAGCGGAAGGAGATACTATAGAATAGACCTCCATCCGCAATTATATATTTCACAGCTTAAAAATCATAAGAATAGCAAGCGGAGCACCCTTCGGGATAATGAGATTACGGGAGCGTGAACCGAAGTTTGTCTGCTCCTGTATCATTGTCTCGTCATTGATAGAGAGTACGAGCATTACCTTTTTTTTCTCCCCTACTTGCGTTGAAATCACATCGGAATATTGTAAGCGGTAATCTGATTCCGTAGGAATGCCATAAAGAGCATTTGCTTCGATTGGAACAATCAAGCCACGATAGCCCTCTCTGAGAGTAATACCCATCTTTACAGGGATTCGACCTTTACGGGTTTCAATATCAGTAGGAGCGTAGATAATGAACGAACCATTATCGTTAATAGGGGAAGGAACTCCATCCTCTATTTCAAAAGGAAGTTCATACTCTTCCTCATTTTCCTCAACTTGCTCCTCACTTTGCTGCTGAGCCGTATTTTCTTGGCTCTGCTGAGCGTTCTCGTTCTCCATAGGCATATTATTGCCATCCAAATTCAAAGGCTGTTCTGCGCCATTTTTCTTAGGTCTTGCCATAATTTACTCCTCCTTCTTTTCCTCGTTAGACTTCTGTTCCTTCTCCTCCTTTGTCTTATGCTCGAAGACATCGTAAACATTGGTTTTGCTGAGACCGATGATTTCGTAGTCTATCATGGTCTTCCCCATCACCTCATCAATGTTACTGATTGCTCGGTGCATAGACTTTGCTTGCACGAGATAAGTCACGTTGCTACGCTTCTCCTTATTGGTCTTATCCTCATAGGAAATGAATTGCAGTTTCGCCTTGTACCAGCAATCATCATCATCCTTATCAGAAAAGAACACTTCTCTGTATGAAGCCTCTTGCATCGACTTAACCTTAAACTCGCCGCTGATATAAGCAGCCATTTCCTCTGTGATTGCGCTCTCACCTTCCGTGAAGGATAAGGCATCAATCGCATACTTTTCGGTTACAGATTTCTCTGAACCACCTTCTTGGGTCTTTTGGTAGCGGATTCCTACCTCAAACCAATTACTCGTTCTGCTACGCATATTTCTAATAATCTAAAACTAACTTAAATCCTATATCTAAGAAAGCCCTTATACTAAAAGGGTAAATCATTTAAATCCTGTGCCTGTGCAAAAGGAGCATCGCAAGTAGATGCTCCATTCATGGCTTCAAAGTTTGCAGGTTTCAAGCCACCTAGAATAGGCATCGCCTTCTTCTCCTCATCTGTCATTTTCTCACGAACCTCTTTAGGCAACGACTGCTTAATCATGTGAGTTTCCTCATACTTAGGGTTCTTCAACGCTCAAGCGGTAAGGTCGAGATAAGCAGCCTTCGGACGATTATTTTCATCCGTACTAATGAAGATATTATTCTCTTCAATAGGGATAACCAAGCAGCGAAGCACTTCGGTTCGCCCTGGTATTTGCATAACGCCAGCTCTTTTAAGCTTCAGCAAGTTTAATTTTCCGTTATAATCTGTCATATTGTATAAATTTAAAAAACATAGCCCCAAGAGAGGGAATCGAACCCTCGCCAACCTCCGCTTATTAAGAGCTGCTTATTACGGAGTGTCTTCGCATACATTCTTTAACACAGTAGAATAAACAAACTTATATATACACCCGCCTTTCTTTAGGATACGATAAGAATATCGGTATCACTACCATACAGCCCACGCACACCCGTGCGATTGGTTTTCCTTGGGATAAAAAGCCCTACCGCCGTAGGGCAAAAAATAATAACCATAATTAATATTTATCTAACTAACAATTGACATAACTGATTACCTCACGGCAATATATATCAGAACCTAAATTTAACTTTTCTAAAAGAAAGAGCCGACACCTCACGGCGGCTTAAAGGCTCTTGTTATCGACATTTTCTATATTCAATCTTATATGTAGTTATGCGTTTGGAATCAATGTATTCTGAATGAAGCTACTCATTGCCAAGTTCTGTGAAAGAATCATTGGCTGGTCGAGCTGAGTTGACTTATACATATCGGTAGCCGCATTGTACAAATCCCAAGCGGTAACCATATTGCGCTCGTAGTAGGCAATCATCATTTTCTCGGTCAAGCGACCAATCTGTGCCTGATTGAGAGGAATGACCTGAGGGTTGCGAATGCCTTTGTATTTCGTTTCAGAAGCAACACGGAGCGAGGTCAGCATACCGATGATGGTAAACATTTCCTGTACCTTAATCTCACGATTCTTCATACGCTCAATCATTTCATCATTTGCATCAATGATACCTCTTAAATTAGCGAGCCAAGCATCAGCACGTTGAAGAAGCTCATCGAGCTTGAAAGCTCCTCTTCCGCTATTGGTGTCTGAGTAGGTAGCAGCGTAATGTTCAGCACTAAGCATACATTGATTGTGACAGATAACTACGTTTCTACCGATACCTAACTGAATACCCTTCTGATGAAATGATACCGCCATATTGGTTGTAATCTCATCATTACCATCACCCTTATCGAAGTCACGCAAGCGAATATTACAGAATACTCGGCGAAGGATATGAGCCTCTACAGCTCTATCACCCATCAAAGCTTCCTTCTCAGGCAAACGGGTAACACCTGGAGTATTGCGGTCTTTGTTATTCGCCGCAAAGAGGTCGTAAATCTCAGCCTTATAGCCGTGCTTCTCGCACAAGTCTTCCACCTGATGAATAAGGTCAAAATGATAGATGCCCTTCAAAGGCTTTCCGTACACATCATTCTCTTTCTCGGTGCGTTCAAGCTGGTCGATTGTCAGAATCTGTACCTTGGATGTCTCAAAATCCAAGAACTGATTCATGTTATCGCTCTTCAACTCTGGCTGCTTTGCAACCGCTACCTCTGCTACTTTTGGCTGTGCCATCAAATTCATTGCCATTGTGTTCATTGTTGTATCTCCTATTTTTTAATACGTTAAACAAAATAATTATTACTATATATACTATTAATCTTCAATATCATTGAGAACCTCCATGTGTTGCGTTTCTCCTACCAACTCAACATTCTGCGAAAGGTTCTTTGTGTTAAGGAATACCCATTTAGGTATGATGCAAAGATTATAGTTGCTATCTAAGGCATCATCCTTGATAATCAGTTTAGACTTAGGTACGAATACCTTTGTCTTACCTTCCTTTCCGTTGAAAAGGAAAATCTGAGCATTCTTTGACTGTTCCATCATCACATCTTTGCGACAACGGAATTTAACCAACGTTGTTACTATCTCCATATTACCTCCTTCTTCTAGTAAGCGAGCCAGATAGTGGCATACGCTAAGATAATTCCACTAGCGGCAAGGACTGCTGCCTGTACCGCATTCTTTACATCTTCGATTCTCCAATTACTTGGATTCATCATGTCTTTTTCTTTTTTCATTTTTTTTCGTATCTCCTATATTAGTAGCAGGGTGATTAGCCCTGCCGTTACCTTTCTTAGATTTCGAGTGACTGAACCTTGCGTACAATCATTGAAATATAATTGCTCTTCTTACCGCTCTCCTTCATCTTCTCATTGGTTTGCTTATCAACCTCGAAGACAATTCTACCTAAGGTATGCCCGTTGCTACAATTACCAAATGTATGATAACAGTAATCGAGATTAACGTAAACCTCCAAGAAATCATCAGGTGCATCAACCTTATCTCTTATTGCAATACTGCCTTCCAAGTGAATCTCTTTAAAGAGCATTGGCATTGTCTGAAACGATGTACTTACCAACTTCTCATACTCGTTGCCTCTATAATCTTTTTCAACCTTTATAGAAAGCTGAGCGTTGATGCCCAAGCGAAGAATGGTTGTCTCAACATCGTTGATGATGTAATCTAAGACCTGCTTGCTTAAAATCTCTGTTTTCATTGTCGTATCTCCTATTTTTAATTTATTAATAATTTCTACATTAATTATATGTATCAAAAGCTATTTTATTAACTTTGATACCGCAAAATTAATAACTTTTTCTCAGACTTCCAAATTTATTAATAGGTATTTTTAATTTATTAATACTATATATTAGTTTTTTAATAGATTTTAAGCGAATATCTCGGATTTTCTTTATAATTTTGCGGCATGAAAAGGAAAGTGCTATTTTCCAAGCAAAGAAAAGAATCATATATGCCCAATCAATACAAGTGAAAGGGTTCGATATACAAACCAAGCAGAATGATAGATAGCACCTTTCATCTGTTTGGTTTTTACATTAATATATATATAATGATGAAAAGAATAAGAATAGGAATACAGGAAGCTAAGTTTGCTCTGAGCGATAAGAATCGCTTGGATGCCTTCTGTTTGCTTCTTAAAATAAAGCTCTTATTCCGCTCATCAGACCTTAACCTTGTATCATACAATCATTGCGCCAAATTATTGCATATCGACAATAATAAATTGAAGAGACTGCTTGAATATGGTTGCAAGATAGGGTATTTCCGTTTTGAAGAGAAAAATGGAAAGAAGAGATTCATTGCACGCAGCATACATTCAAATGACGGATATAGTTATAAGCTTCGCAAGGATGATTTGACAAAGATGACATTCCCTGCCCTCAAAAACCTTTTGAGAAGGATTGTCATAGAGAACCAAGTTAGAATGCAAGAGGACGTAATCAATACGCACAATAAGGGGACGAATGGGAAGAATGTGAAGACTATTCGCAAGGCTCTCAAACGTGAAAGTCGTATGTTGAGGAAGAAGTTTAGCGATAACAAAGGTTTATCTTATGACAGAATCAAGGATGTTATCTTTGGTACGATGTACCAAGCTTTCAAAGTCACAAATCAGCTTGTAAACAGAGGTATCATCAATAAGCGCACAAGAATCAAGGAAGTAAGGTGCGATGAAAAGGTATGTACCAATAATATGGCTATCACGGATATTGAAGGTTCGGTAATTGTGATAAGCGCAAAAAATAGAAGTGCATTTTCCATTGAATCGAATATCTATCGTATGCAGATGGACGATGCTATATCAATATCTCATCACGGCATGAGAAGAAAGGAGGCAAAAATGTAGTTTATGTAAAATCAAAAATAATAAAATAAGGGTTGATGGCTTTAATTTAATTTATTCCCTTATTGGGGCGACAGCCCCAAAGATAATTAACTAACGGGCGCACGTATGCCCCCACCCGATTATATAATAACAAAGGAGATACGAAATGGAGAAAAATAAAAATTGGCTCGATACTTACCTCACACCAGCAAAAGAACTTGTTGGATATGAGTGCTATGTAAGTTGTGATTATGAAGATAAGTTCGCAACAGGAAAATTTTCAGTTATCATCATTAAGAACGGAGAAGTTGTGATAAAAGAGAAAAATCACATCTATTGCGCTTCAAAGGCAGTCGTTATCGTAGAAGCGATACTGTTTATGATGCAAAAATGCGAGAATGCCGATATTATCACAATACACTCGGAATATTTTAAAAATTACTTTGCCTTTTTCAACGAGGCGAGAAAAGCTAACGCACAAACAAAGAAAAAATATCTGAGCTTATACAAAAGCTTTAGAAAGGATGCGGAAGTAATCTTTGACCTCACTACTTGGTACAAAAGAAACGAATACGATGATGAAGTTGAGAAAATGTTAAGTGATAACTAAACTATAGGAGATATGCAAGATGAAAAATGAGACAAAATTAAAGAAACTGATGTCTTTCTTAGACGAAAACGGCATCAAGTACACCACACCTCGAAAGAGAAAAGAGGGAAGTTCCCACCTTTTCATCGGTCAGTACATGATTGCTGTAAAGATAGAGGGTGAAGATGATACATTATTCTTCAATAAGCATAAGAGAGGAAAGCATCCTTTCTTTATCAGAACTTCGGAAACCCCGAAGTTCGTTATCGAAAAGATGCAGAATCTGATTACAAGAATGATGTTAATACAACAAAAACATTTCATGGAACAAAAAAAGTAATTGTATGGAAAGACTTAATTTTAAGCTAGAGTTTGCCGATAATGGGGTTATTGTCACAGATGATAGCTCTGGCTGTGTAAACGTCTATCAAGAAAAAGAAGACGGCAATTATCACGAATATACGAAGAGAGCTATCAGCGAATCCGTAGCTGACACCATTGCTCATCTTTTGCTTGATGGCACGGAAAAATTGAAGCAGAAGTCGATTTACAAAATCAAAATTGAGATAAGATAATATGTTATACCCAAAGAAAGAAAAGAAGCCTAATACGGCAGTCAAATATGAAGTCCGTGAGTTTATCCACGGCGGCATTGAATATGCAACAGACTGCCCTTTTGGTGAGCGTGGGCTATATACACACGCTCTGCATAAGGTCGGTGCTATCGAATGCAATCTTTGCAAGTATCAGAAGAAAAACAATACAGAAGCAAGGGTTGTAAGATGTATGTATCCATTATTAAAGGAATCAGCAGTTAATAAACCTTTTAAAAAGTAAGAGTTATGATAGAATCAATGAAGATACGTGAAGGGTTGGTGTTTACCTTGCCTATAGAACCAAATCAGGTGATTGTTATAGGTAACAACAATAGAATCTATGTTTACAATATTGAGGAAGGTAAATATGCGCTTATCAATGTGTGCCCTCTTAGATTGAAGGTAATTAAGGTTGATAAATCTATTGTAGAATGCAATATTATAGCAGACGAATACAATATTCCATATAAAGAGAATATCCCTATTCAGTTTGAAGAGATTGCCAAAAATGGTACGGCTATCACAGAGGAAAAGGAAGAAATGGTTAATCACCCAAACCATTACGCTTGGCTAAAGGAACTCTGCGGCATAGAGCCGATTGATATTTGCCGACACCTTGATTTTAACTGCGGCTCGGCAGTAAAGTATCTCTTGCGCAAGGGAAAGAAGGAAATGAACCTTTCCGAACGTGAACAGAGAGTACAGGATTTGAGTAAAGCAATCTTCTATCTACAAGATGAGATTGATATGATAAAGAAAAGCAAATGAAATACTCAAAGGCTTTAATCAGACAAATTCGCTGCGACCTCCTTTCGCATACGACCGATGCGGAAAAGGCTGCGGCGAAAATATGTACCCTATTAGGGTATAAGGTGATACCACAGCAACCGATAATCACAGGCAGAAAGCTATACTTCGCTGATATATATCTGCCTGAGATAAAAACGATTGTTGAGCTCGATGGTGGCTACCATTTTACTAAAGACCAAAAGCGCAAGGATGGTAACCGCTCTTCGGGTATATGGCGGCTCGGGTATCATGTTGTAAGATTGAGCAATCACGATGCTAGGAATCCAAAGAAGGTCAAAGCAAAGATAGATTTGATACTACGCAAGGCAAAGTAACCAAGAATATTGGTTATCTTGTCTTTTATTTTTGTTTCTTAATAACTATACAGAAACTAAAAGAAAACCGCTTAGACCGCAAGAAAACCGCTAAAAATTGTATTTGTTTACACAGCATTTATTATTTATCATTATTTTATTAATAGAAATAGTAATTTTGCAATCGGAAATTATTTATTAACGTTTAAAATAGAATTACTATGACAATAAAAGAAAAAGTGCTTACTTCTGCCAAAACATCATTTGCAAAGTATGGTTTGAAGAAGGATGAACTTTCAAAGCTGGTTGACCTGATTGTTGCAAGTCGTGGTCTAACAGATGAGTCAAAGGACGAGGATGTAACGAGTGCTATCTCGGCAGTTGAACCTTATGTTGGTATGATGCAATCATCATTCAATCGTGCGGTCAGCGAGACAACGAAGAAATTCGATGGATGGATTGACCCTAACGACCCTAACCATAAGCCTACTCCACCAGTTCCTCCTACCCCTCCAGTACCTCCAACAGGGCTTACACAAGAGCAGGTTCAGCAGATGATTGCCGAGGCTACCAAAAGTACTCAGAAAGCAGTTAGCGATGCTGTAGCCGCAGCCATTGCTCCATACAAGGAAAAGGAAGAAAGAGCACGTCTCAATGACCTTTTCGGCAAGAGCGATAAGTTGAAGGATATCCCAGAGCAGTTCCGTTCACGTTATCAGCTCGACAAGGAGGAGAACCTTGAAACTCTTGCACAGCAATGTGCTGATGATTGGACTGCATTGAAGCAGTCGCTTGTTGCAAGCGGCAGTTTCGTTGAAGCTCCTAAGGCGACTTCTCCTGAAGACGAGAGAAATGATTTCATTAAGAGAATGCAAGGCTTCTCAGAGCGTAACGCTCCAAAGGAGTAGAACATTCTAAGGAATTATGTTAAACTCTTAAAAAGAAGAAAATTATGTCAAACAGAGGCTATTTTATGCATAGAACCAAGCCAGAGGATATCAAAGAGGCACTTTGGCTTGAAGAGCAGTGCCTTCGCCGACAGGGTGGTTACGACCTCGACCGCACCAACCTTCCAGCTACATTGAAGTTTGTTGCAAAGGGTACAATTCTCAGATTTGTAACTGGTGGTAAAGCACAGGTTGTGAAGACTGCAAAGGCTGTAGAGAAGGCTGATGAGGCTGCTACAACCTTGAAGGTTGCTAGCGGTTCTTTATTCCAAATTGGTGATAAGATTGCTGGTGCAACTATCTCGGCGATTGCTTCTAATGATGGTGTAGATACACTGACTGTATCACCACTTGATAATGCGGTTGCTGCAAATGCCATTGTATCAGATTATGATAAGACCAAAGATGTACTTCTTGGCTTCTCATACGATACTCTCGATATTAGAGATTCAGATTCTTCTATCGCAGCTACTCCTACCTTACAGGTAATGGAAGTAGAGGAAGATTCGCTCCCTTACCCTATTAATGACGAGATTAAGGCTGGCATCAATGCAAATGGTGTCGCTTTATTTAAGATTCAGTAACCTTTAAAAGTGGAGATTATAGATTATGAATAGTATTTTGAAAGATTTGCAAGACCCGAAGTCTTTTCAGTCTTACATTGACGAATACATGAAGACTTCCACCTACAAGGCTGAGTGGAAAAACGAGTTGAAGACTGTCGAATATTGTGCTGCAAAGGTATATCAAGCAAATATGGCAACCTATGCTGCTGCTATGGTCGGTTCTGTAGTCGCTAAGAACGCAGAGCGTCCATTGCATACCATGCCTGATTGGGGTCAGCTTACGGGCTCTATCGGTCGTATCGCCGATGAGTGGGAGCTCGATAACGACTACCTCGACCAGATGCACCTCTTGGAGGGTAAGTATAATGATATGGAGGGACGTGGCGGTTATACACAGTCACAGCTCAATGCTAAGTACGATGAGCTTATCAAGTACTCATTCAAGCCTTTTGAGTTGGCGGTTATCGCTCCTCATAAGCGTATTGATATGTTGTACTTCGAGGGATTGTTCAAGGGTACTCAGACTGTATCACGTACCAATAACTCTAAGGCTAACGTATCTTACACCTTTGATTTGGGTGTTAAGCAGCTCTCTGCTACCACAAATTGGGGTGAGGCGAACGCAACTCCTATTGAGGATATTAAGAAATTGAAGGACGAGGCTCGCAAGAAGGGTCGTAAGATTCTGCGTCTTCGTATGTCTGAGAACACATTCTTCGCAATGTGTAAGGCAAAGGAGATTAAGGACACCTTCCGCTTGAACCTTGGTCAGATTACCATCAATCCTACTGCACCGATGATTAGCGTTGACCAGATGAATATCTATCTGCGCTCTATCCTCTTGCCAACAATTCAGATTGATGAGGATAAGTTTGTTGAGCTGCCTGACAAGACCGTTTACAACCTTATCCCAGATAACCGAGTTGTTGCGATGTGTGCCGATAAGGTGGCTGTGCCTAAGTGCGCAGAGTGCTTGGAGGCTATCGACCCTGTACCTAACGTATCTTACTCTACATACGATAACAACCTTATCGGTTATTGGAGAGATAAGAAGGGTTATCACCTTACCAACGAAATGTGGATGCAACCAGTATTCGATGGTATCGAAGACTTCTTTATCTTGAAGGTTGGTGCTTAATGCACTGACCCTCAGTTATGGATATATTGATTTAATAAGTGAAACTTCATAAGATAACAAGATTAGCATGACAATTTCAGAAGCCATAGCAAGCGAGATTCAGCCTTTCTCTACCTCAGATGAGACTTTGGAGAAGATGTTTATTGATGCTGCTGATAAGTTCAGTATCACGGCATCTGTAGCTAATGAATACTCTGTAGCGGTTAAGAAACCCGTAGCCTATGCGGCTATGCGTATCCTCTACAAGATGAATCCATTATCAAGTGAGAATATTGGCGGTATCTCTCAGAGTTACAAGAACGACAAGAAGCTCATTGATAAGATGATTAAATCTATTGCGAAGGATGCTGGATTGGATGCTGACCTTGTTATTGATAGTACTTCTGATGATTATTGGGTTCAGAGTGTGAAGGTATGGTAATCAAATAGATAGCGTATGAACTTTGAAGATATACTTAAAGTAAAAGGTGCTCCACAAGATGGCTTTGATGAGGACGGAAATCCTATCGAACAGCCCGAAGGAGAATGGCAAACCTTTGGAAAGTGCGTTATTTTGCCTAATTCGCAGGCAAAGATTATCACTCTGGCAGACGGGCAGCAGTACGTGTATTCGCACGAAATCTATGCTCCTCTCTCTAAAGCAAAATACCCTCTCATACCGAAGGAAGGCGAAAAGGTTTGGATAACCAAAAAAGATGGCACGATTGATAAGGAAATGGAGGTTAAAGGCTTCGTAACCTTAAAGAAACGCTATCTTAGGATTTGGCTCTAATAGGCGGCAATATGGCAAAGGTTGAATTACAAATCAAAGGTCGTGAAGCCTTACAGAAAAGGCTGAACGAAAAGAGGCAGCAGATTATCAGCTACCTTAATATGCGTTTGATGCAACTTGCCGAAGAAGCGGTCACCTATTCTAAAGATAATAAAGGTTATCAAGACCGAACTGCAAATTTAAAGAACTCAATTTCTTTCGCTCTCTACCTTGATGGGCAACTCATCACCTCGGCAGTTGGTAAGATTCCAAAGGCAGAAGAAGCGGAAGGAGGACAGGAAGGCGTAAGTGCTGCACTCGGTGAGTATGCACAGAAAGAAGGGGTAGTAGCACCCAAAGGGTACTCTCTCGTTATTGTGGCTGGCATGAACTACGGCAAATATGTAGAGGATAAAGGCTACAACGTCTTACACCTTACAAAGTATTTCCTTCGTGACGAAATGAAGAAGATTTTTGAAGAAGTAGCTGAAATGATTAAAAGCGATAGTTAGATATGATACTCGGAGATAAAGCGGTAACGGCATTATTTAAGTATCTCAATGAAAATATTGAGAGCATAGGCATAAAGAAAGGGCGTATCTTTAAATATGAGATACCCGAGAAGTTGGCTATTGGTGATTATATCGCCATCAATCATCTTCCCTTTGTGTATAGTGATGCCATTAATGAAGGTGTAGTGAATCTGAATATTCATTGCCATAAGACCTTATCTAACTTACCTAACACAAAGAAACTCTCTGATTACTCAGAAAAGATTCTTTCTCTGTTTGGTGATGGTACTTATCTTGGTGGCTGCTACTTCGATTTCTACTCTATCTCTCGCCCAACTCGTGATAGTGATAACACTTATTACGTCAATATGAAATTTAATGTAACGTACAATAATTTAAAAGAATAAAACTATGGCAAAGAATGGTGTATATGGCTTGGAAAGCTTTAGTTTTGCCGATTGTGTCGAAAATGGCGGCTATCCTACAGCATGGAGCGACAAAATTAAGGCTATCGTTTCTGGTGGTTTGAGTTTTAACGACCAGGCAGCACAGACATCGGATGTAGAGGTTGAGGATTCTGAAGACCCTTACGCAGTGCTGACTACATCAGCAGCAACAAAGGGCTTCACCTTGCAGACATACGATTTCTCTGAGGAGAACTTCGTGAAGCTTCTTGGTTATACCAAGGATGCTGGTAGCGACGGTAAGGATGCTTGGTTAAATGAGCTTCCGCAAGAAACCGAGATTTACAAGGCTGTACAGATTGTGACTAAGAATTTGGATGATATTCCTTCTCGCACCTTCCAGTGGTCTAAGATGAAACTTACAATCACTCGCAGTGGTTCTATCGGTAAGAGTGGACTTCCTAATCTTAACATTGAGTTCCGTCAGATGGCGGTATTCGATGCAAAGGGTGACAAGAAGAGCGGTCATCGCAATATCCTTACAAAAGATATTAGTGCTGCGGCTATTAAAAAGTAAGTAAAGCTTTTATTTTTTATATGATTTAAAATTAAACTTCAAAAGGCGGTGAGGTAAGGGAACTTTCCCAAGCCGCACCGCTTTTTATGTTATAAAACATATTTTGATATGAAAACATCAGATAAGGAAAAAGTAGCAAAGACACTTTCCGAGGCATCTGTAAAGATTAAGGTTGGTATGTTTCGCTTTAAAGTGAAGCCACTTACCTTTATGCAGATTTATGAAATGGGTGTATTCGGTAACTCTATCAAAGAACCAACATGGAAGGAAGGCGATATGATGAATATCATCCCTCTCTTATTTGAGCACTCTGAGACAGCTCGTTTAATGAGCGAGATTTTTATCGTGTGCGCTTTTCGCAAAAAGTGGGCACGCAAAGTATGGGGGCGATATATACGCAAGCATCTTGATATTATGGCATTCAATAAGCTTGTGAAGTTTATAAGTGGTTCTTTCAATGCAAATTTTTTCTTAACCTCTATAACTTTCCTGACCCAGACGAAGATAATGACGGAGCCGAAAACGACTCCCCGTGGGCAACAATCGGAGCAGTAATGAAGTACTTTCGTATGAGTTACGAGGAGGTCGTATTTAATCGCTCATACCTTAATATTATTCTGCTTAACCGCTCGATTCCGTCCTTTAATACAAATACTAAGGATGAACCGAGAAAAGGCAGCAGACAGCAAAAAAAGCCACAAAAAGAGTATCATAAGATAGATAAGCCAATCTCTGCTAATGATTTCTTTATGGGCTTTATGTAATAATCACATAAATAAGCAAACAATATGGCAGCAGCAGATGAAATACTTGGAATCAGCGGACAGATGGATATTTCCGATATTCAAGCATCACTTGATAAGCTTTGTGATGGTTTGAACCGTGTCGGCGTTGATACAGAAGCCTTATCTCAGAGAATGAATAAGGCACTTAACGATGTGGCGCAATCCGATGAAGACCTTGCGACAAAGACCACCAAGGCTATGCAGGTTCTCAAATCTGCTATGGATGAAGCTACGAAGGGGATTCAGTTAGTACCCGAAATGATTGATACTGCTAATAAACGAGTAGAAACCATTGAAGGTACTATCGGTAAACTTAACGAGCAGTTAGCTAAGACGGAAAAAGGCTCAGAGGCATTTGGTTCGCTTACTAAGCAGATTGATGCTCAAAAGCTTTCTTTGGAATTGGCGAAAGGTGATGTAAAAGACCTTGTTGAATCTTATGATGGTGTGAGAAACTCTATCTCTCAGGTAAATGGTGCGTATCAGGCATTAAGTGCTTTCTCCGTAGCAAGCACAAGCGCAAATAGTGTTCAATCCGCAACGAATATTGCTGTAGGGGCTACGGCTACAACGGCAGCAACCGCTACATCAGCAGAAGCAGCGGCACACGTAGCTAATGCCGAGGCAGCAACACAGAATGCCGAAGCAGAGAATCAGAACGTAGAGGCAACCAAACATCTTACAGAAGCTTTGCAGCAGTATATTTCCGTTGCTTCGGGTCGTGCCGAGATTGAACGAATGCAATCAGAGAGTGCAAAGGAGCTGAAAGAGGATATGAAGTTGTACGAGAAGGCTATTGAAGAAATTCAGAATAAACTTGGTACAACTGACTTTGCTAAAAATATTGAGGAGGCAACAAAGAAGATTGAGGTACAGAAATCAAAGATTGAGGATTACAAGAATGCTATTGCAAATCTTTCTGCTGCGGATAACGAAACGGGAAATGGTGCTAACTACTACAATCAGCTTATAGAGAAAGCACAGACAAATATTGATGCCCTTCAATCAAAAATCAATGATTGGCAAACAGAACAGCAGCGACTTAATGCAGACCTTCAGCAATACAATGCTCTTCTCGAAGCTGCGAATAAGATTCAAGGCGGTTCAACCATCGTTCAGTCTGATGCAACATCAACTGTTAAAATCAATGTTGAGGACACATCATTATCAGAACTGACTTCTAAGCTTGATGAAAGTAAGCAGAAATTGCAAGATTTGGAAGCAGAAGTTTCTAAAATGGATGGCAAGCCGCTTGGCGATAAGCAGAAAGAAGATTTGCAGAAACTACAGTCTGAGATTGAAAAGACAAAGAATAATATATCTGTATTGCAAGAGGCTATCCGTGAAAAGAACGAAGAGACTTTTATCGGTAGATTTCGCAATCAGATTTCCGATTTCGGGCAGAAGATTTCCGATTTCGGACAGAGCATAAAAGATAAAATCACTCAACCTATTGATGAGCTGAAAGCAAAAGTAAGCGGTTCTTCCATCGGTCAGCGTTTTAGTGAGGAGTTCGCACAAGCAAAGTCTGGTCTAAGTGATTTTAAAGAAGGTATCATCAATGTAATGACTGCCAATGGTAAGTTACAAGGTGAGATTGGTAAAGTCGGCGAAGCTTTCAAGGCTCTTGGTATTCCCGTAACGGGGTCTCTTACTGCCATCAAGTCTGTAACAAAGGCTCTATGGGGAATGTGTGCAACACCTGTGGGTGCGGTAATTGCTGCAATCGCTCTTGCTTTCAAGGCGGTGCATACATGGATGACTAAATCCGCAGAGGGTCAGAAGGTCTATACAAAACTGATGGCTTACTTTGGTTCTCTTGCTAAGTCTATCACAGATATTGTGATTATCTTCGGAGAATACTTGTATAAGTGCTTCACTAAGCCAAACGCTCCTCTTCGTGACTTCGGTAACAATTTCGTGAAGACGTTCAAAACCGCCGTAAAAGCTGCGGTGAACCTTATTGGTGGTCTCGGAACGACCATTAAAGGTGTATTAAATATGGACTGGGATACCTTTACTGCTGGTCTCAAAAAGACTTGGGATGGAATTAAAGGTGCTGGTGAAACTGTTATTGATGTATTCAAAACACAAGTATCAGGTGTTATTGGCGCAACAAAGACTATCTATGATGCTTTTACCAATGAAGATTTATCAAAGAAGTTAGGAGCGGCATTCAATGGAATACTTACAAAGGCAGAGCAAGCGGCTTCCCTTGCAGGTAAGATTCAAGAAACGCAAATCGCTATCAATAAGAATAAGGAAACTCAGCTCAAACTTGATGGAAAAATTGCCGAGGTAAGAAATAAAATATATACCTTACAAGGAAAGGAGAAAATCGCTGCCATTGAGGAAGCAAAGGCTCTTGTTAAGCAGAAATACGATTTTCAGATAAAGCAGCAGCAACAGCTCGTTGAATTACATGAGAAGCAAGCTAAATTGCATACTCAATCTTTGAAGGATATTGCCGCAGAGCGTGAACTTAGAATGCAAGTTCTTAGAACGCAAGTTCAACAGAATAGTGAACAGAGAATGCTCATCAGACAAGAGGAAGCAGCAAAACGTTCTCTAGCGAATAAAGCAAAATCAGATGCTAAGAAAGATGCTACTCAACAGAAGCAGATTAATTCAGCAGAAGGGAAGCTTGATGATGTTATCTATAAGAATGCCTACGAGAGAGCAAAAGCTTGGCAATCTTTGGAACAGGAAGTAACCGATGCAAAGATTAAGGCGATGAAAGAAGGCGAAGAGAAGGTCATTGCCGAGCGCAAAAGAGAGCTATCCAAAGAAATTGAGCAGATTGAAGAGCGAAAGAATGCAGCTATCAAGGCAGAGCGTGACCGACAGAAAGCTGAATTTGACGCACAGCAGTCTGTTATCAAGGCAAAGGGTGGTAAGGCTGAGACTTGGGACGATAAGAAGCATATTGATTCAAAGAATATTAAGAAGATTACCGAGCAGTACACCATCATTGAACAGAAGACTGTAGAATCATATAATAATGAGATTTATGCTGATGAATTAAAATCATATCGTGAATACCTGAAGGAGTATGGCAACCTCGAACAGCAGAAGCTCGCCATCGTTGAGGAGTATAACGAGAAAATCAAAGAAGCAAGGGCAAAAGGTAATCTTTTCGAGGAAGCAAAGTTGAAAACTGACCTTGAAGAGCAGCTAAAGAAGCTCAACTTTAATGATTTCAAGGATTCTATCAACTGGGATTCTGTTTTCTCTGATATGGGAAGATTGAGCAAATCTTATCTCGAAGACCTAAGAAAAAAACTCAAAGACCTTCTCGGTTCGGGTACTCTTGATATTGATGATATGAAGGTTGTATCTGAACAGATTGGTAAGATTGATGATGCAATTTCTGAACAGACCGATAAATGGGGTTGGTCTAACGAGAAGGTGCGTGAATATAATCGGCTCTTACAAGAGGCTACTGACGCACAAGAGAGATTGAATCTTGCACAAGGCAAACTTGATAAAGAACAGAGGACAAACGAAAACCTTAAAGAGTATATCCAGTATATATTCAGAAGTAAGGGCGTTGATATCCAAACGGGTGATATAACTTCACAAAATAAAGAAAAGCTCTTAGGAAATAAGAGCCTTTTCAGTGAAGCAGAACTATCTAAGTTGAAAGGTCTGTTTGATGAGTTAGCCGTTTCTGAGGTAAAGGTCGGTAAGGCAACAAAGGACGTAAAGAAGGCACAAGAAGATGCAAATATATCACAAGATAAGGCAAGAAAGTCAATTAAGGAGATTGCTAATGAATGGGCAGAAAGCATCGGTAATGTTGCGAAGAAACTACAAGAGGCAAGTGAATTGATTGATGCTCTCGGATTCGGTGATTCAGACCTTGGAAAGAAGCTTAAAAGTGGTGCAGATGCCTTCAATAAGGGCTCGCAAGCAGCATCAGACTTTGCTACGGGCAACTATATCGGGGCAGCTATTAACGGTGTAGGGGCTATCAAATCGCTTGGTAGTGCTCTTGGTATCGGAAATGGAAGTAATGCGAAGGAGGTTGCGGAGACTACAAATCGCCTTACAGAATCCAACGAGCGATTGCAATACTCTATTGAGCAGTTGAAGAGTTCGATTGATAAGACTTCGGGAATGAGTGCCGTCAGCAATTATCAGAAAGCCTATGATGCACAGAAGCAAATCAATAAGCAGAGTATGGAAATTCTTCAATCACAGATGGGTTACCACGGCTCGCATCATTCTAACGCTTATTATTGGAATCTGTCGGCGCAGGACTATGCGGCTATCAATCGCACGTTGGCACAGCAATCTGCGGTCAGAGGTGGTTATGTTAATTCTACAATAAACAAGGTAAATTCCTTGGAGGATATTTATAAGCTTACCCCAGAGCAGATGAAGGATATTCGCACATACAACCAAGATGTATGGAAGAATATGACCGACCAGGGTAAGTATGATAAAACTGAGTATTGGGAGAACTATACCGACCTTGCCGAGAAGCTTGAAGAGCTGACTGATAAAATCAATCAGAATCTTACGCAGACAACCTTCGATTCATTAAAGGACAACTTTATCAGCAATCTTATGGATATGAGTAAATCGGCGCAAGATTTCGCAAATGATTTCACAACGATGCTCAATAAGTCTATGCTTAACTTTGCTGTTGATGACCTTGCTAATAAGAGACTTAAAGCCCTTTATGAAAAATGGGCAGATAAGATGAAGCAAGGACAGCTCTCCAATAACGATTTGGATATACTTAAAAAAGAGTATGATAATATCGTTGATGAAGGTTTGAAGATAAGGGATAATATTGCTGCAATGACGGGATATAAGGAAGCGCAATCTCAGCAGACAGCAACGGGTAAGGCTATTGAGGCTATCACCGCAGACCAAGCAAGCAGCCTTATCGGTATCTCTTATGCTATGCAGATTGCCCAAGAGCAAGGTAATGAGGTTCGTAAAGCTATCGCCGTTGATATTTCTTTTTTGCGCATCTATACTGAGCAGATATATAATAATATCTCAGAAATGCGAGATATTCAGTATCAGGGGTTGGAGCAGTTGGAAGCAATTAATAAGAATACTGCACCTATTATATTGATACGTGAGGACATCGCAAGTATGTATAAATTAATGAAGGATAAGTATTAAGTTATGAAGAATGATGCTTTTATTAAATTGGTTGATGAAGCGGATTCAGCTTACGTTGACCTTGATACTTTCGGTATTACATTGGTAAGGGGTTGGCGAGAAGCCTTGCTGACCCCTGCCCCAGTAAAAAGCTATGTAACCAACGATAGCCGATTGGAGCACGGACAATCGGTTATCGCTACATCAAAGTATGCAAAGAAGGATAAGCGTGACGTGACTATCTCTTTCTTCCTTGAAGGTAGTTCAGAAGAAGATTACTTACAGAAGTATGAGGCTTTCCTTGATAAGATTGCTTATTCGGGTGAATTTTGCTTGAAAGTTCCTCGCCTAAAGAGGGTTTTCAAACTTGTTTACACGCAATGCTCGCAGTTTGGTGATTATGGTCTAAAAAGAGGTAAATTTGTACTCAAATTAACGGAGTATAACCCGAATGATAGAATTAAGTTATGATTAAGATATTTGATATTAACGATAAATTACTGATGCAAGCAGAAGTAACATCAGCAGCGAAGAGAGAACAGGAAATGTCTAAGTCAGATTACATTTCTCTTTCTTTCTCCGCTGCCGAGAAGGTTATTCTGCCCATTAGTGCATATATCAATTATACATATAAGATAGATAAGGTAAGAGAAGTGACAAGAAAGTTCCTTCTCTTAGAATCATACGAGCCTATTCAGACAGATGAATGTTCTTGGAAGTACACTCCTCAGTTTCAGCACCCGAAGATGATTCTGTCCAAGACACCATTCTTTATCTATACTCGAAATTCACAGAATGTAGAGGTAAAGCAAAATGTATGGTCTTTCGTAGGAACAACATCAGCACTCGCTGAGAAAATTAAAGATTTCCTTAATAAGGATTTGATGTTTGGTGAATGCGGATGGAAAGTTATCTTTCAGAAGGTAACGGCAAATACTGTCAATGTATCATTCAGTGATAATGATTTTATTTCTGCACTTACAGCGATTACAAATGCTATCGGAGATAACTGCGAATGGCATATTGACTATGATGATGAAATTATCTATATCGGTAAGGTCTTGGTCGGCGCAACTCCTGTTGTTTTGGAAGTTGGAAAGAATGTAGGTGTACCAAATATAAGCAATAGTAAGGAAAGCTATTATAACGCTTTTTCTATCTTCGGTGGTACAAGAAATATTACACAGGTAAATAGCAAAGGTGAGAATGTATCATCTGGCAATATTCGTCTGCAATTAGATAAAGGTAATGGTACTATAACTATTGATGGTAAGGAATGCTCCTACTCCATTGATAAGTATTCAACCCTTGACCTAAGAGTGGATAAGATTAAAGAACCTCTCTTTACGAAGGTGCTTGATTTTTCTCAGATTTTCCCATCACTCAATACTTATGTATATAATGTACGTGGGAGAGTTAAGTATGTGCTTGATGAGAACAATGAGAAAATTCCTATCTCATATAATACTGATGGCTCAGTTAAGGAATACAAGACCTTTACAGTATGGTATATGAGATTGGCTTATCCTACTACAGAAAAAGTAGAAGGAAAAACAATTATCAATACAACAGTTGATGATGGCGTTACTCATTATTGGTATGACTTTGAGGTTACAGATGATTTGCTTATCAATGGTAAGAATATCGGATGCTCATTTGAACCAAACTTTAATACGGGTGCACTTTCTACTCCACTTGCAGGTCGAGGAACTTACGGAGATTATGTAGGCTTTGAGCTTACTTATCACAAAGAGGCATCATCCTCTCACTCATCAGACGATGTTAGCAAGGATAATTTCTCTGTATTGGCTGGTGATTACGAAATCATTTATCAAGAGGATAATGAGGTTATCATACCTACAAACGCTGCTGAAATGCTCATTCCTCGTGGAGAAAGTATGCCTTCTTTAAAGTGTAATATCACGGTTCTCTATAATATCGCAATGGCTGATACTATCTATTATGAGGATGCTCAAAATAGATTATTGGAAAAAGCGAAGGAGGAGATTGTGCGATTACTCTCTGATATGAATAACTATGAGGTTAAGTCATATTCAGATGTGTTCTTGGAGGATAACCCTCAATTGCAAATCGGACAGAATGTTACATATAAAGATGGACACGGATATGAGCTTGCGACAAGAGTATTGAAGCTATCAACCAATATTGATTTCGGTTTCGTGCAAACAATTACATTAGGTAATCAAGTGATTAAGGGTACTATCACCCAGCTTAAAGAAGATGTACAGACAATCATTGCAAGCGGAGGAAGTAGCGGTAACGGAGGTGGATATTCCGTTTCTCAACTAAGAAGCCTTATTGCAAAGTACGGAAGTGATAACTTCCTGTCTAAGCAGTTTGACGACACCGCTCACGGTACTATCACTTGGGAGAAGATTCAAAAGCTTTTAAGTGGTTTGCTTGTCGGTAACTCCAATTCCGAGAACGGCGGCTCGTGGACTCCCGATACAGAAGGTCGCTCGCATCTCATCACCGATTACCTGGAGGTGAGAATGAAGGCTATCTTCGAGGAGTTGGTCGTCAAGAAAACATCCACCATCGGTGGCAAGGAAATTGTCTCTCCTGCTGGTGGCGTGGTGGCTCATAAGGTGGAAGAGGTTACTGTGACATATAATAATGTGTCACAGAAGGCTTATCGTTGCTATTTCTTGGCAGAGCAGGAAGGTGATTCTGTAGATAATGATTTCGCTGTTAATGACCAAGTGCGCTCGGAATCATTCAACGTTCGCAAGGGCACTTATCATAAGGTGGGTAATCACTTTTACTGGCGATTGGTAATCGGTCGTGATGAGGAACCTGTGGAGTTGGAAGGAAAGAAGTATCACTACATCGACCTCTCCGATACCGATTGCGCTACGGCAAGCGATGTTCCTGCCAAAGGTGATGTGTTGTCGCAGTGCGGTAATAGAACCGATGTAGAACGTCAGAACTGCCTTATCTTCTCGGCTGTAGATACCTATTCGCCATCCATCAGCCTCTACCACGGCATAAATAGCTACTCCTTTGCCAATAGGGAGTATGTGCAATATGGCGTAAACAAGCAGACCAATAAGGCTTTCTTTAACGTCTATGGTGATATGTATGTAGGCGACCGACCTACTAAGGAGAATGGCTATGAGGGTAGTAGCTACATCAAGTATGACAGCGCAACTAAGCAGGTATCTGTTAAAGGCAAAATCTCAGCCAAATCAACCGTGGATGGCAAGGAATTGTCTCAGTACATCAAGGAGAACTCAGCAGGAGGCTTGACCGAGGAGCAGGTGAACAATCTCATCAAGAACTCGCAGGTGATAGCTGACCTTCAGAATCAGGTTGACGGAGCTATCGAGACGTGGTTTTACGATGGTGTGCCTACTTTGAAGAATGCCCCAGCCAGCAGTTGGACGACAGACAAGGAAAAAGATACCCATTTGGGCGACCTTTATTATGATAACAAGACGGGCAAGGCATACCGCTTTGCCAAGGATGGCAACACCTATAAGTGGACTATCATTACAGATACCGACATCGCTAAAGCCCTTTCCGATGCAAGCAAGGCGCAGGAAACGGCAGATGGCAAGATGAAGGTTTTCAGCACCCAGCCTACACCGCCCTATCAGGTGGGCGATATTTGGGTGAATGCTACCTATCCTACAGATGGCAGTACCTACAAAAATGAGGTATTGCGCTGCCAGACCCTCAAAGCTGCTGGTTCTCCGTTTGCCATCGCCGATTGGATAAAGGCTTCCAAATATACCGATGATACCGTTGCTAACGCAGCCAAGGCAGCGGCGGAGAAAGCGCAGAAGGCAGCAGAAAAGGCGCAGGGTGACATCAGCAAATTAGGAACTACCGTCACCACCAACAAGAAGGCTTTCGACAGCTACGTTACAGATGGCTATCTAGAGCCTTCTGAGATTGCGGCTATGGCGCAGGATTCCAAGCGACTTGAAGATGCTTTCGCAGCTGCCGAGAAATCGTACAATGAAGTGAAGGGAGCAGAGGTGTTAAAGAGTACAAAAGAACTCACCGACCTTAATACTGCTTTCACTACCCTCTCTACTGCCAAGAAAGAACTCATCACGTATCTCTCCGATATTTCGACAAGATACAATGCGGCTGATACTAACGGCAAGGCTACCATCGTCTCTGCCGTGGGAACGAAGTTCAACAACTTCCAGTCAGCATACAGCGCATTCTATGACAAACTTGGCTTGGCAAACGCCTATATCACTAGCAAGATATATGGTGACTTGAAGCAGAATATCACAGACCTCGCAGGTTACAAGTATCTCAAGGATGC